TACCTACCCCAGGCCCCCCTGGGTAGGTATTTCACCTACGGGGTTTTTTGTCAAATTTTTTCTTTTTTTTTTTTTTTTTTATTTTTCCATTGACAAGTCCCAGTCTAAGCTTGCGGGACAGAAGGGAATTCCTTGTGCCTCTGCATCAAGGCGCAACTTTTGGCGGTATTCTTTCAAGACTTCAATCGCCAGTTGCCTAGGCGCTGAGACGATGCGACTCCATGCGGCACGCTGATAAGGGGAAAACTTTCCGCAGTCATTCCAGTTCAGGCGGGAAGCATCGTCTTGAATTTGCTTTTTTATTTCGTTCATGGCTGGTATATTAGAGAGATTTAAGAGCTTATCAATCTTTATTTGAATTTATTTTTGATGGCGGAAAGCTTGGCGAATTCGTTGCGATAGTATGTTTCACTATCATAGCCATTCTTTTGTGCCCATTCGGCGGCATGGTCGCAATCTTTCATCTTGTATTCCAGCGCGTTCCATAGCGCGACTAGTTCCTCATTCGTGAGGGTGACAGTGAGAGTGACGGGAGGGAAAGAAGTTGTTTCGTTCATGTTGTTATATTAGCACAGCACAAAGCAGGCGCAAGCATTAACGCGTTTTTTTTCTTTTGTTTTTTTACGGTATGGGAAAGCGTGCCAAGTTTGCAGAAAAGTTTTTTTTATTTTTTTGCTTGACACACTTTTTCTCTTGACAAGTGTATCTTTAGTGCCCTAGATGAAAGTCCTAGGGATTATACCTAACCAGGGCCCCCCTGGGTAGGTAAAAGTCTTAAGGCTCTTACTAACCCCCTAGGTATCTTACTTAGGGCCGAAAATTTCATTTCTCCAACTCTCGTATTCTGCCTTGCAAAAGTCACTTAAGGCTTGCGAAGCATGTTCCTCTACTTCTTTGTAGTATGGCCTACCAGTGTTTTGATGGTTGACATTCGCCAAGCCGCATGCATGGGAAAGTGCCGTTTTAATTGCATCGAACTGTTCGTTGGTGAGGGAGATTGTCTTCATAGTAGGGTTATATTAAAGAGTTAAAAAGGCTTGTCAAATTAGAATTGAATCTGAGCAGTGAAAAAACTTTTATATTTGCCGTCCGATGTCTTGAACGTAGCGTATTCCTTGCCAGTCTTTGCACTGATTGCAACGTGGCGAAAGGTAACATTTTCAACTCTAACCATGCCTTCTTCCTTTTCATAATTGAAAGAAGTCATGCTAGCGAGAATGTTTTCCAGTGGAGTTTCTTCTTTCTGGATTGTCACTTCGCGCTTTGTGCTAGCGAGAAGGGCGAGGATTTCTTCAGTGGTGGCGAGGGCGGGCAGGTTGTTTTCCATGCATCTATAGTAGCACTCCCCTTTAGTTGCGCAAGTGACAATCACTCTTTTTTTATTCTTTTTTTAGCTATTGAGACGAGTCGCAACAAGGCTCCCCCCCATTTCCTGGAAATTTTGACTAACGAATTTTTTGGAAAACGGCCAGGGGTGGATTTTCTCAATCTCTAACTCAATTTTCAACATTATCTCCCATTATCTCCCATTATATCTTATTCTCCCCTCTTCTCTCCCATTATCTTTCCCGTTATCTTTCCTATTCTTTCTTTATATATTCTTTTGCTTACTCCCCCCCTTTTTCCTAAAAACGCCGCCTCTTGCCCAAATGGGCAAAAAGCTTCGCCTAGAAAAAAATCAGCCCAATATCTCGTCAAACCCATTTTCGGAGTTCGAATATATTATTTTTTTATATCCTACTTGGTTTAGTATTCTTTGGCAGTTTGGGCATGGTTTGGCTATTGATGTTTTGTTGTTGTTGTCTATTCTAATGTTTACAAAAGTGTAGCGCGAGCAGTCTTCCTCGCCCAAGCGCAAGAGAGCGCTAATCTCAGAATGCAAGCAAGGATTGTATTGACTAGGGTTTTGTTTATAGCCGCAGTATTTTCCCATTTTGTGATAGGGATGTTCTTTGTTGTAGTTGTTGGTTCCAATGCTTAAAATGCGGTTCTTGTTGAAAATAAATGTAGTATGAAAGCTTTTTCCTGTTTGTTTTTTTGGTCTAAGCCCCAAAGATATTTCAATACATTTTTCCAAACGTTTGTTCATGAGTGTAACTTAATTTATAACGCTTTATTGTCAATGGCCAAATTCATTAAATACACGGATGTTCCCGTTTTCGCGAACTTTAGCAGTCCAAATCAAGCTCCCGTTACTGGTGGCGGCGATACGGACTTGATGGCTGCGAATGATGTGTCAATTAATTTTGAGACTTCCCTAGAGGCGCGAAAATATTTGGGCAAAACTCCCATCAGCAATGACTATGCGCCCACTGGACCATTGCAAGCAAAAATTTCTTTTTCTTGGTTTCCTCTCATTGGGGAAAACGCGAATTCTCGTTTAATTTCACAAACTGGCGTATTAGGACTCACTGGCGAATTTGAGACGGGTTATCAGATTAGAGTTGGTAATTTCTTGTTTAAAGATTGTCACTTGAATTCCTACACTATACAAATCACTCCATATCAGCCAATTGTATTTAGCGCCGATTTTAACAGCTATGACACAGAAACAATTGAAGGAACTGCATTCACTGGTTTGGCAGGCTCGCCAGCGCTGCTCAAGGCTGCTGGTACTGGCGCTTATTTCGATTCTTTACACGCTTTGGCGGTTGGCATAACTGGAAACCTAGAACCACTACCTCAAAGCAAACGAAGCGTGCAAATCAACGCTTCCTGTGGCCGCAGCGCGGTTTACACAATTGGCAGCAAAACTCCAGAGCGAGTATTGCTAAACAGCGTGGAGCGCACAGTAACTATTGAGGGTGAGAACGTTGGGCAAATCATTAATTACAATGGCAGCGGCGATGGTTCCAGTGTTAGTTTTCGATTCTCTCCTTTTCGCTATTTCATTACTGGACAATCTTTTGATCCCAAAACTGACTATAAACTAGCAATTGATGTGAGCGGCAAAATTGTTAGTCAGTCTCTCACTCAGCAACCAGGAAATACTTTAAATGGCAGCGTTTCTATCAAAGAAAACATTTATTAAAAGTGTATATACTCTTGGATGGCAAAATCTAAAAAATCATTAGACGGTTCTGTTGAGATTGGTTCAGCAGAAAGAAAAATTGACTTCAAGCAGCGCAAATTTAAATTCTCTGAAAAGCAGAAAAAACTTTTAGAAATTTGCTTAAATCCCGAAACAAAAGCAGTATTTATTACTGGCCCAGCGGGAAGCTCCAAAACCTTTATGGCGGTTTATGCTGCCTTGAATCTTTTAACAATTAATAAAGACTGGGATATGACTTATATTCGCAGTTTAGCAGAAAGCGGCGATAGAGGCATTGGCAGCTTGCCAGGAACTGTGGATGAGAAATTTGCACCCTTCTTAATTCCCTTGGAGGATAAAATGGAGGAAATCATTTCTACACCTTCCATTATTAATCTTAAAAAAGATGGCGTTATTAATGCATTGCCAGTGAACTTTATTCGCGGCTCTAGCTGGACAAACAAGATTGTTGTTTGCGACGAGTCTCAGAATTTTTCTAAAAAAGAATTAGTTACTATAATCACTAGAATTGGTGAGAATGCTAAACTGTTTCTTTGCGGCGATTTAATGCAAAGCGACATTCGCTCCAGCGGCTTTGACCAGTTTGTTGAACTCTTCAATGATGAAGAGAGCGCAGCCCAAGGAATTCATGTTTTCAAATTTGATAAAGACGATATTTATCGCAGCGAAATCTTGAAATTTATCGTTGGAAAATTAGAAAAATTGGGTAAAAAGGTGTAATATTTATTATGCCCGAAAAATCCCTATTCTCTAAGAATTCTTTCGACTGGTTCAGCACCTTTAAAAGTGTTGCTCTTGTGATTGCGGGTATTGCTGTTTTATGGTTGAATAGTAATTATGCGTCCGTTGTCGATTTGCAGAATTTGCAAAAAGAAGTTGATAGTATTGAAGCAAAAACACAAATACTTGATCAAAGAATGCAATCTATTGTTGAATTAATCAATACTAAACTTGAATATATAAAGCGGGACACGGACGAGATTAAGAAAAAACTAGAACAAAAATAATATATGGCAGCTTCCTTTTGTACAAATTGTGGTCACAAAATGACCTATAGCTTTTCACCTCCAAATTTTTGTGGAAAATGTGGTACAAAATTAAACGCATCTGCGGCAAATGCTTCAGTTGCGCCTAAAGCTGTTGCTAAAAAAATGAATAATGCTGAAGAAGATGAGTGGATTGATGATGACGGTAACGAAGAGTATTCAAACTCAGAAGACCTTCCATCTATTTCTTCTCTTGCTTATGAACTAGAAAACGATTCAACAAATCGCCAATACCAATTGGGCGAACTTTTTGGCCAAGCTAGAATTATTAATCGCAGAAATCGTGCCGTCTCTGTAGATGACTTTAAAGAACGGCATGGCAAAAAAAATTAAAATACCTTTCGAGGAAAAATTATCCATCATTGAAAACGAAATCAGGAAGCGCCGAAATAAATGGCAGCTTAATGTTTTAAAGTGGCTTTCGTTTGAAGATGTGGAACAAATTATTAAAGTCCACATTTACAAGAAGTGGGATATGTGGGATCAATCCAAGCCTTTAGAGCCTTGGGTTTCTCGCATTGTTTCCAACCAAATGAGAAACTTAATTAGGAATAATTATACCAATTATGTTAAGCCATGCATGAATTGTCCTCATAATTTGGGAGATGATCTTTGCGCACTCTCTCCCAGAGGAGTTCAGGATTCTTTTTGTGATCTCTATTCCGTTTGGGAAAAAAGCAAGAAACATGGATACAATATTAAAATTCCATTAGAAATGGAAAACCATTCTCGCGAAGTCGAGAACATGTCTTGCAATAATATTGATTTTGAAGAAGCTATTGTTTTGCTTAATGAGCAAATGAAAAAAGTATTATCCGATAATTACTATAAAGCTTATTGCATGTTGTATTTCGAAAAGAAAACAGACGAGGAAGTTGCTTTATTTTTAGGCTACCGATCCAGCGAAAAGAACAGAAAAATTGGATACAAACAAATCAAAAATCTTAAAAAGCTGTTTCGAGACAAGGCAATTGAGATTCTTAAAAATTCTGATATTTTATGAAGGAGCTAACAGAAGAACAAAAACAATTCTTGCGCGAAAATTTCGCCAAGACTCCAGATTTAAATGAACTCACAAGAGCCTGCTTTAATGACCCAAGTTTAGATGGGCGTAAAAAAGAAGGCCGATTAGTAAGTAAATTTTTAACTGAAAATAATTTACAATACTCTACTACTAAAAAAGTCAAGAGCGATGAGATTGAATTAACAAACGCTCAAAAAGAATTTATTATCCTACAAACTCAAGCTGGACTCTCTTCCTTAAGAATTGCTGAACTTATTTTCTCTGATCGAGAAGTAAAAAAACTAGGAATGGAGCAGCGCACTGTTTTGGATTATATTCGATCCATTAATCCTGATTTTGTTATTGGTAGTGAAAATGCTGCTTTAACAGACTATGCTCCACCCAAAGCTTTTAGCCGTGTTCTAAAAAAAGTGAATGATGCTACAGGTTTAACTCTTGATGAAACTAAGCTATCTCGTCAATACAAGATTTGCGTGGATAGGCTCGGAATAAATTTAAACAACTCGCGTTTTGTAGCAATCATGAACAATTATTTGTCCGTGAAAGATAGAATGCTTTTTGAGGAAGAGTTTATTCGTTTAACTTGGGACAAGCCAGACTTATCTGCTGACGAACTAAATCTTTACATGAATGTTTGCAAGGAAATCATTAACCTTGAAGTTGTTGGTAAACATTTAAACAAATTAAATGAACAATTCGATGAAATCGAAGACCAGCAAGACATGAGTGTTCGCTTGGCTGAAATCATCAAGGCAAAGTCTAGCGAATATCACCAGTGCGAAGGGCGAATTGAAAACCTTACCAAGAAGTTGCAGGGTGATCGCGCTGAAAGAATGAAAAGCAGATACAAAGATAACGCTTCAATTGTTTCTCTTGTTCAAATGTTTCAAGACGAGGAAGAAAGAAAAAATATGGTTAAAATTGCAGAAATGCAAAAACAAATCGTATCAGAAGAAGCAAACCGCTTAGAAAGCATGGGCGAATGGAAAGCTCGTATTCTTGGTTTATCTAAAGATGATGTTATTTAAATGTTTAGAATGTCAACAATCGTTCGATAGTGAACGCAGTCTTCATGCTCATATTAAAAAGCATGATATGTTTCTTCATGATTATTATGTGAAGCATTTTCGTCGTAAAGATTTATTAACTGGCGACTTGCTGCCTTTTAAAAATAAAGAGCAGTATTTTTCTTGTTATTTTCTTAACCAAGAGAATCAAAAGATTTATTTCGACAAACAATACCCAAAAGATTTGGATGTTCAAATGATTCTTTTGGAAATGCTTTCTTCCAAAACTAAAGACTTAGTTTGTCCATCTGAAATTATTTTAAATAGTTATGGCTTGCCAAGCATTTCTGTATATAAAAAGTTTTTTGGAACCTTCACGCACGCCTGCGCGGGCGCGGGAGGAGAACCTCTTTACAACGGAAAAATACCACAAGATTTTGGCGAAAAAATTAACGCCAAGATTTTCATTGATACGCGAGAGCAACAACCTCTTTCGTTTCCGCAAAGCGAAGCTCTTAAGTTGGATTTGGGAGACTATGGCATTGAAAATAAATTTTTTGATTATACTTTTGTTGACAGAAAATCAGAGGGAGATTTTAAATCTACTTTGAGCCAAGACAACTACGAGCGTTTTCGCAGGGAGTTGCAAAGAGCTAGAGATCAGGATTGTTTTATCTTTGTGGTTGTAGAGAGCGACATGGGGCAGATTGAAAAAAATAACATCAAATCAAAGCATCAAGCTAACCTTGCTTACATCTATCATAATATGCGAGCTTTGCAACTAGAATTTAAAGATTGCTGTCAATTTATCATGACTTCTAATCGAGACAACAGCATCAAACTTATACCACGTTTATTGAGGCATGGTAGAAAGCTATGGAATGTTGATTTACAATATTATATTAACGAGGGACTTTTATATGGCTTGGATTGAAGGAAATCAAAAACGTCGTAAACACTTCGACAAAATTAATGAAGAAATTCTAGCCAAAGAAGGCTACCTTGAAGAAAAGGAAGCTAAGATTTTACTTTATAAATTCCTAAAGGAAAATCCCTCATTTACCTGCGAACTCTTAACTGGCATTCGTTTGTTCCCGTTTCAACACATGGCAATTAAATCCATGATGCTTACTGATTATTTCTTGGGCATCTGGAGTCGTGGTCAAAGCAAGAGCTTTACCACGGGTTTATTTGCAGCATTGGATGCTACACTTAATCAGGGCGTTCATATTGGCATTATTTCCAAGTCTTTTCGACAGAGCCGAATGATCTTCAATAAGATTGAGGACATTATGAAAACCCCAAAAGCCTCAATGTTTTCCGAGGCTGTTACTCGCGTCTCTAAAAACAATGACCAATGGGTAATGGAGATTGGTCGTAGCAAAATTACTGCTCTTCCTTTGGGCGATGGTGAAAAGCTTCGCGGCTTTCGTTTCCAGCGAATGATTATTGACGAGTTTCTACTCATGCCAGAGCGAATCTATAATGAAGTTATTGTTCCTTTCCTGTCTGTTGTAGAAAACCCCACAGAAAGGCAAGAAATCCATAACCTAGAGAACCAGTTGATTGAGAAGGGAACAATGCTTGAGGAAGAAAGAACTCAATGGCCAAACAATAAAATTATTGGTCTTTCTTCTGCCTCTTATAAATTCGAATACTTATATAAATTATACCAGCAATACGAAAACCTTATTCTCAATCCTGAGAAAAGCGATGTAGCGCATCGTGTTATTATGCACCTTAGTTATGACTGTGCGCCAACACAGTTGTATGACCAATCCTTAATTCAGCAAGCTAAATCAACAATGAGTCAGTCTCAGTTTGATCGAGAGTTTGGCTCAATATTTACTGATGACTCTAGCGGCTATTTTAAAGTGAGTAAAATGGCAGCCTGCACCATTGAAGATGGCAGGGGCCAATGCGTTGAAATTGCTGGCGACTCACAAGCAGAATATTTGCTTTCTTTTGACCCGTCTTGGTCTGAAAGTGAAAGCTCTGACGACTTTGCTATGCAAGTCTTTAAATTAAATAAAGATAATAAACAAGGAATCTTGGTGCATAGTTACGCTATGCCAGGCACTAGCTTGAAAAGTCATATTTTTTACTTTTTATATTTGCTTCAAAACTTTAATATTGTTTCAATCGTTGGTGACTATAACGGCGGCGTTCAGTTTCTTAATGCTTGTAATGAGAGCGAAATGTTTAAGGAGGCTGGCATTAAAATCGAATGCTTTGATGCTGACTTTGACAATCCGCAAGAATATCACAATGCCTTGAGAGATGCTCGAAATCAATACAATATCGAATCTAAGAGAATATGTTTACTACGCAGGCCAACTTCTCACTGGATTCGTAGTGCGAATGAACTTTTGCAATCAGCATTTGACCACAAACGCATTTGGTTTGCTGCATCAGCTATTGATGATGATTATCAGAGTCAAAGGTCTAAAAGAATACCTATTGACAAGATTAAATTCTTGCGCTTTGCTGATTCAGAAGAAAAAGGCGATGCTGCAAAAATGATTGACTTTATTGAACATCAGAAAGATATGATTGATCTTACAAAAGCTCAGTGTGCATTGATTCAAATTAGCACCACTGCTCAAGGCACTCAGTCTTTTGATTTACCATCTAATCTCAGGCGTCAATCTGGGCCAGACAAAGCTAGGCGAGATTCTTATTCAGCGCTGGTTCTTGGTAATTGGATGATTCAAACATATTTTGACATGATGGATTTTAAAGCAGAAGAAGTTGAAAACACATTTACGCCATTCTTGATTTAAGTGACTTTAAAGTTAGATTTTTGACTTTTTAAGTGTAATATAAGCGATGGCTCGCTCTTACACAAAAAAATCAGAATATTGGAAAAAGTTTGATCAAAAGTCAAATTTCGACTTTACAGAACAAATTCAAGCAAGCATTGATCCTGTATTAGCAGGTGAGCCGTTTTACACTTCGGATGCTTCTGTAGAATTTAAAGTTTCTAGAGCTTCACGCGAACCACTAGGCAGAACAGATGCTACTAGTGGAAGATTGAATCGAGCAGCAGTTGCTCCTGTTTTCGATAGATATAGCAGCATTCGTGCTGGTATGCTGCCATATAGTTTCTCCAATGATGGAGTCTATATTCGTGAAGCGATTGAGCTTTGCCAGAAAGCTTATGCTAATGTGCCGATTTTCCGCAATGCTGTTGATTTGATGTCGGAATTTTCCAATGGTGAAATTTACCTAGAAGGCGGAACCGAAAAATCAAGAGATTTCTTTTATCGTTGGATGCGCAAGATTCGCATGTGGGATTTGAAGGATCAGTTTTTCCGCGAGTATTATCGCAGCGGTAATATTTTTATTTATCGCACCGATGGTAAGTTTGACATAGAAGATTTTAAAAAGCTTTCTACCGTATATGCCGCAGAGGGTGATGTTTCTGCAAATACTATTCCCCTAAAATATATTATGCTTAACCCGTTTGATATTGTAGCAAAACGCGCTACAACTTTTAATGCGGTTGCTTATGAAAAGGTTTTGTCTGAGTATGATTTGGAGCGTTTGCGCCATCCTCAAACAGAGGAGGATCGCGAACTCTTAAATTCTTTTCCAGAGAATGTTCGCAAAGACATTAATCGCGGTGGTTTTGCCAAGAATGGTTTGAAAATTAAAATTGATCCAGTTCGCCTACATTTCGCATTTTATAAAAAACAAGATTATGAACCGTTCGCTATTCCTTTCGGCTTTCCTGTACTTCAAGACATTAACGCAAAGCTTGAACTCAAGAAAATGGATCAAGCAATCACGCGAACCGTTGAGAATGTCATTCTACTTATCACAATGGGCGCTCCCCCTGACAAGGGCGGAATCAACCACAACAACCTTAGAGCCATGCAAGACTTGTTCAGAAACGAGTCTGTTGGAAGAGTTCTCATTTCAGACTACACAACAAAAGCTGACTTCGTTATTCCAGACCTTAACAAAGTTCTTGGACCATCAAAATACGAAACACTAAATAAAGACATTGAACAAGGTCTTCAGAATATTTTCTTTGGTGATGACAAGTATGGAAACATCTCCACCAAAATTGATATGTTTATTGACCGCTTGAAAGAGAGTCGTCAAGCCTTTTTAAATGAATTTTTGCAGCCAGAAATCAAACGTATTGCTAAAGCTCTAGGATTTAGAGCTTACCCAGAAGCTCGCTTTAAGGAAATTGATTTCAAGGACAATACGCAGCTTCTTCGTGTTACTACTCGCCTTATGGAACTTGGAGTTATTACTCCTCAACAGGGTCTTACAGTATTCAACACTGGGCGATTCCCACAAGCAGAAGAAATTGCACCTGCTCAAGAAACCTTTGTTTCCGATAGAGAAAAGGGTTACTACAATCCGATTGTTGGTGGTGTTCCAGTAACGGCTCCAGCCGAATCCGAAATAAATAAAACTCCAAAATCTGCTGGTCGCCCGCAAGGCGCAGTTACAGAAGCTAATTTTTCTCGAAAAAACATTCAAGAAGTTATCTACAAGATTGAAACTTTAGATAGCACAGTCAAAACAAAAGCTAAAGAAGTTTTGGGGGTCAAGAAGCTAAATAAACAACAAACTTCTGCTATTGACGAGCTTTGTAAAAAAGTTATTTGCGCTTACGAAATAGATAATTGGGAAACTAAAGCTTTAGAATGTGTAAATGATTTCAATCAGATCGAATCTTTGGGGCTTTTGGAAGAAGTTACAGAGATTGCCGAATCTCACCAGTTAGATTTTTATTCCGCCGCAATTCTCCACCATAGCAAAACTCATGAATCCTGAACAAGTACCCATTCCTCTTGAAAAGACAATAAAATTTATTAATGGAGCTATTGAAGTTTCTATTGCCGAAGTCAGCATGACTGATAAAGAAAAAAAAGTCTATAAAAAGTTCATGGCTAAATGTGTTAGCTCATCTTCCAAAGATAAGAAAGACGCAATGGTTGCTTGTGCTGTTGACTTCAAGAAAATGAAGGAACAACTAATGGCAGAAGACGAAGAGGAAGAAGATGTTGAAGAGGATGATGAAGAAGAAGACGAAAGCGTTAAAGAGAAATCCGAATCTGCCGCAAAAAAACAAAATAAAATGGAGTATCGCGAAAAAGTGAAAACTCCTGGTAATAGCATCAACATTATCACTATTGAGCAAATCAATAAATGGGAAAAAGCTGAGAAAAATGAAACTCAGCTTGATGAACAAAAAGAAACCAAAACAGTTTGGAGAAATACTGTAGATTTATAATGAATTTTAAATACAAAACAAAGTTCGATGTATCTTTACGCCAATGCTCTATTGGCGATAATTCTTTTATCTCAAAAGCTTCACTCGAAAATTTAAAAAGCTTGCTTCCAAGTAATCAAATTGATTTAAATAAAAACATTGATTTGATGGGCGTGGCTTTTGATGCAGCAGTAATCAACCAATTCAACAAAAACGACGATGGAATCGACTCAGAAACCGCTGTTAACATCGCGCCATATTTTATTCACAAACCAACCAATATTGAACATAACAAGCAAAAAATTGTGGGTCATATTGTTTCTGCTGGTTTTAATTCTTGGGGAGACAATTTGCCACTAAGCAATGAAGAAGTTCTTGGTTCAAATGGTTTAATTAATTTAGCTTTAGGAGCAGTAGTTTACAAACTTGTTGACTCAAAATTCACTGACTTGGTTTATAAATCAACCAGCGAAGGAAATGACTTGTTTAACTCTGTTTCCGCAAGCTGGGAGCTTGGTTTTAGCGAGTATGTTTTAGCTGTTGGAAGCAGTAATTTAAAGGAAGCTGAAATCATTTCCAACCCAAAACACATTCAAGAACTTAAGGCGAAATTAAGAGCTTATGGTGGCAATGGTAAAATGGAAGATGGCTCTAAAATTTATCGCTTAGTTAAGGGTAATGTTTTCCCACTTGGTATTGGATTCACTTCAACACCAGCCGCTAATGTTAAAGGTCTTCTTCTCGATAACATTGAAACAGAAGAAGAAGTAACTTTCAAAGACAAAAGGGATAAAAAAGTTTTCGCATTTGCTGAAAATAAAATTTCCCAATTTAAAATAAATACTGTAAACAACAAAAAATCTATGGATTTAGAAACATTTCTTTCAGAATTAAAGGCTTCTCTACAAGAGAAGAAATTCTCCGAAGAAGCAATTGCTGGGATGACCAGTACTTTTGCTGATGCTATTCGTCAAAAAGACGAAGAATATCGCGCTGCAAAGCAGGAGAAAGAAGCTTCCGAAACAAAAGCCAAGGAACTCCTTGCTTCTGTTGAAGGTCTTCAAAAAGAACTTTCAGACACTAAAGTACGCATTCAAGAAATTGAAGCCGCTCAAGAAGCTGAAAAAGCTCTAGCTCATTTCAACGCTCGCATGGAGCAAGTTGACAATATTTATGCTTTGGAAGATGAGGATCGCAAGATTCTTGCTTCTGAACTTAAGTCACTTGATCTAACCGATGAAGCTTTTGCTTCTTATCAGGAGAAACTAGCAATTGTTTGGAAACATAAAAACAAAGAACATATTGCTCGTCTCACTGAAGAAGCTGAAGCTAAAATCACTGCTGAAGTTGAAAAGCGTCTCGCTGAACTTAATAAGTCAAACGCTTCTGTTGATAAAACACCAGAAGAATTGGCAGAAGAAGCTCTTGAGAAAGCTAAGGCTTCTGAAAAAGAAGCTCTCCCAAACAACAACGGTGAATCTAGCAAAGAAACTAAAAGCTTCAAAGAAAGATTTGCTGCTGCTTTTTCTCGCGAAAATATCTCTATTTCCTAACTCTATTAATTAATCATTTATGGCTACAAGACTACTCCCATTCCGTCAATATGATGACAACGATGTTGTCAACATGTATGCACTAGTAGATGCTGCAATCAACGACAGTGTTACTGGCGTTGGTTCTGGTGACGCTGGTGTTTTCGTTAAAGTTTCCGCTGGAAACTTCGACCTCGATCCTGTTTCTTACGCTACCAACAGCTACCTCGGCAAAACCGACTATCCTTTTGTTGGCGCTAACCAGTATCCTTCCGTCAACCTAAAAGTTACTCCTGCCGCTTCTGGCGACACTACTAACTGCCTAGGTCTTACCCTCCGTCAGACTGCTAAGACTGATGAAAACGGTGAGAAGCTTCTCTACTATCGTCAAAAGGCTGAAGAACTCATGTGCGTTCTTCCTGGTCAAGCTGTTCCTGTCGCTACTCGCGGTATTTTCTCCCTTGGAGCAAATTCTTTCGGCGGCGGTACACTTACTGGCAACAACCTCTTTGTTGGCAGCGGTATTAAGCTTTCCGCTACTCAAGGCAACATCACTGGATGCCTCATGAGCGACGCTGGCAAGATCGGTACTATTCTTGGTACTGGTACCCGCACTTCCCAGACCACCACCGACCAATTCGCAGGCGATTTCGTCGTAATCGGTCTTCGCATGTAATTTTAACCAAGGAGGAAACAATTTAAATATGAAAATCACTCTTAAAAGAACTCCAGAACAGGTCGAACTAATCAAGGCCATGGCTTCACGCAACCGTCAGGTCGCTTACGAAGCTCAAGTTGCCCTTGCTGAATTCATTGGCCCAGTTCTCGCTGAAGTCATCAATAACGCTCCTACGCTCAGTAATCTCTTTACTCAGCTTCAGTTCAACGCTGATGATAATCCATCCATCCCTCTTGACCTATACTATGATATTTCCGATGAGGACTATATCACTGTGTATAGCCAAAGCGCTGCTGGTGGTCTTCCACAGAACCAAGTCCTTCCGACTGTTTCTGAAATGAAGATTGCTACCTACACCCTCGACTCTGCTCTTAGCTTTGATCGTCGCTATGCTGCCAAAAGCCGCATGGATGTAATTAGCAAGACCTTCACTCGTATGGCTCAAGAAATCCTTCTTAAGCAGGAGCGCACCAGCGCCAACCTTCTTATGAGCGCTCTTGCTAACGCCACCACTAATGGTCTTTCCCACATTCTTAGCGCCACTACTGCTGGCTCTTTCCTTTTGCAAGACTTCAACAACCTAATCACCCGCGCTCGCCGCATCAACACTTCCTTCTCTAAGGGTACTCCAGAAGGCGCTGCTAATGCTCGCGGTATTACTGATCTCATTATCTCTCCTGAGCTTGAGAACAGCTTACGCGCAATGGCTTATAACCCAATCAACACCAAAGGTGCTGGTGGTGCTGCCCTAGTTGGCACACAGCCTAACTCTAACGGTATTGCTGCTCCTGATGAAATGCGTATGGCTCTATACAACTCCGCTGGTCTTCCAGAGTTTTATGGTGTTTCCATCATGGTCATCAATGAGCTTGGCACAGCCCAGAAGTATAACACTATCTTTGATGCTGTTTACGGTGGTAGCTTCAACCCAGCTACTCAAGAAATTGCAGTTGGCCTAGATCGTGGTCGCGAATCTCTTATTCGCGCTACTGCAATCGACAGCGATAGCGGTTCTGAGTTCGCTCTCATTGCTGACGACCAGTACAGCATCCGTCAGAACAAGATCGGTTACTTCGGTTCACTCGAAGAAGGCCGTATGGTTCTCGACAACCGTGCTCTACTAGGCGTGATCGTCTAATAGGAATAAACTTGGGGGACTGCTCGAAAGGGCAGTCCCCTTTTTTTGTTTACTTTTTAAAGTTTGAATGTAATATAATATATGAATCCAAAAGATGAATTAAATAATATCGAGCATATCAATGGCAAGGAATTCAAGGAAAAAATTATTGAATTAGAAAAAATCCTTGGTGTGCAAGAAGTTAACCCCTTTAAAACAACTAATGCTCAAGTATTCGAGGATCGCTTGGCTGAAATGAATTACTCTGAGATGCAGTCTCTAGCTATGCGCGTGGGCCTTAGCCCATACTTGCAAAAGCCGCAAATTAAAAAAGCTCTCATGAAGGAATTTAAAAGCTATAATTTAAATGCTACTGGCAAACTTTTGCCTCTAACAACTAAATCAATTCAGCTTGACCCAAATAATCCCCAACATCAAAAAACCCTCAAAATCTTAGGAGAATTTTAATGAGCGCATATTCAGGTTTAGCACATGAAATTTTTAGTGTAGAGTTTGGTTCGGACTCTAGTGAGACTACGTTTAGTCAGATTAGCGGCTGGTTTTCTACAAATTTAGGAATGCTAAATACTCTTTTGTACACCAATTTTACTGGCCAAAATCCTGATCTTGGTATTGAAGAGAAGGCTATTTTTAAAGAGCTTTATTTAAGCAATTTTTACACCAAGCAGGCTCGCAAAGCTTTGCGTGGTATTTTAGCTTCAACCAATAATGGTGATAATATTCTCTCTGTTTCTGATGGAGATAACTCTATTACCTTTGTTAACCGCAATGAAGTGAGCAAAGTTTATCGCGGTTTAGCTCAAGACTCTCAGACTCGTCTTAAGGATTTGGTTTATGCTTATAGTAGTTATAAGGCTGAACCTCGTCAGCTTGGCGGTATCGAAGCTGGTTATGCGAGTGGCAGTGGAGGTTATTATCCATACTCTTATTATCCTGGCGGTTATCTGTAACAACTAATATATAAAAAAAGAACCCCATCCTTTTCAGGATGGGGTTTTTTTATTTACTTATTAAACGTATAGGACACCTGTATTAGCGCCTGACATGAAGATACCGTGAACGGAATCGTTAGGACCACCAATCTGAGTTGAGAAGGTAATATCCACACTCTTGTTAGAGCCAATGTCAGATGAATAGCTTTCGCTGTCAAGACGAGCAGCTTTGAACACATAACGAACAGCTTCTTCGGAAGAGCCAGGCTTTTTAATAGCGAGAGTAATATCTCTTTCAGCACCATCGTCAATCATGTTTGCTAGGTTGCGAGCTTGCACTTCGTTAACAAGAGCATTAACGCTCATTGTTGCAGTAACAGGGAAGTCTGTTACACGGGCGAAGGCGAAGCGGCTTCCAAGACGTTCGATTGGCGTACGGCTCATTGGGAGACTTAAGCTAACGCTCTGAATGTTGATTGCGTTATTGCTTCCATCAACTGTTGATGTAGGAGTGCCACCAGAACCAGTGAATGAGCCGAAGCTGAGAGTAATATCACCAGGGCGAAGAGCGGTTACACCGTCACCAGTTCCAGGGACTGGAAGTTGAACGCTTAGCCCAACTGATGTACCAGATTCAGGATTAATAGCTGGGCTTGGTACTCCAGTTACACCTGCGCCAGAAGAGTAAGTAGCAGCATTAAAGCCAAGACCTTCAACTGAAACTGAGATGGTAGGAAGATCGCCCACAGCAGCATTAAGAGTATAGTCAGTGATGAAACCATTGCCAACACCAATAACACCTTTACCGCTTAAACCATTGGTAGCAGTAGTGCCAGAAGCGTTGTCAAAGTTAAGGTCAATACCTTCGGCTGAGGTTACAATGTAGAAATTGCGACCTTCGGAGCTGATCATTTGACCAGATGCAAAGTTAACGCCGCCTCCGATAGCGCCAGTTTGAACGGCGAAACCCAAAGCTCTTTCATTGAAACCATCTGCTAGGTAGTAGGAGAGATCAAGGCTTACAGTGGGTGACTGAAGCACAAGAGCGTCGATACGCGCTAGCTGACCGAATTGGTTAACGTCTTGACGAGTGATTTCAAAACTATAGTTTGCACTCTGTACACGTTTTAGTTGTAAGTGTGCGCCTGTGCCCGTAGCATAGATTCCGCTGCTTGAGAACAGCCCTTCTGATTGATAAATTACGCGATTTCTTGCCATAAAAAGAAAGTTTGACTTATTTACATTTAAATTTGTGAATTGAGAACTAAATTCTTGGGTATCTCATCATTGAGACATCGAAATCAATAAAGCCAACATACAAATCATTAACTAGTGACTTGCGAGGTTTGTCATTCATTTTTGATACAGTCACTTTGTCGATAAAGTATTTATTATTATTAATATATTGATTTTTTAAATCTTGATAGTTATAATATCCACTTTTTAAATCTCCATATTCTGTATATGGATAATCATTAAATGGAATATCAACAATCACCTCGTTAAAGGAGTCTGCAAAAATAGACAAGATGCCATCTAATTGATAAGGATTTTCAGCAATAACCACAGCATTCAAATTTGTCATTGTTTGATTCATTCCGCCAAAAGCAAACGGCTTGTTTTGAAAAGCTGCGTTACAAATGTAAACGGCTGGAACTACTTGGTCATAAGGTTTGACATAACTTACATCTTCATCGGTTCCAATGCGGCGATTCAGAATAAATTTCTTCTCAACAATCAAATCTTCTTCAGTATCGTTTGAATAATACACGTTAAAATCTTTAACTGCAAAAGACCCTGTAACTATTGATCCAGTAGCTAAACCACTAATTAAAGTGCGGCCATTATCAAAGTCTAAAATTCTTTGAGCAGTATCATTACTAGCTCCAGTAGCTCGACCATAGAAATTATTTCCAACATAAACTCCAGAAGGAATCGTTGCTCCAGAAATTGAGGAGTCGCTTACCCATTGTTTATATTGGCTGCCAAAAGCATTATAAGTATTTGGTAGTCTTTCGTCAGAGTAATAGAAAAATTGACCAGTTGAATTGGTGTATGCTTGCCCCTTGGTCAACAAATAATTGTCGAACCATAGCATGAAAGATGAGGCTAATTGGTGTTGATATTGGGGGATCATAATATTTTAGAGATAACGATTACTTTATCAAGTTGTTCAAATTTCTTTTTATACTTATTAAGTAGTGCGGATATATAAGACGTATTTGAAAACTTGCCTTTTCTAACTTGAGTTTCAATTTGGATACCTGTGCCTGAATTACTTTTTAATGCTTCCGTGTTTAAATATTTACCAAATCCAGAGATTCCTCTTTCAATACCTTCTGCCCAGCTTCTTCCTGTAGCCCACTTTAACGGAGTTTCTGCAAAAATTTGTTCTCTCGAAGGCATGTAAATTTTCATTAAAAACCCTTCTTGAGTTTCTCTTGAGTATTCTATTTTAGACAAGCTTAAAAGTCCTTCAATAACATCAGTTGGATTATCTCCTTCATCGAAACCAATAAAAGAAAAAAGATTACCGTAGCCATCTAAAGTTCCACTAGTATTTTCTGCGTATGGTCCAGCCTTTATTTCAACAGTTACTGGATGATTGCGAAATTCCTCAATCATTTCTCTTTTAATTTTATTAAAAGCAGTTTCGATTCTTTCTATAAAAGTTTTACTATAAACTTTTACAATTTCTTGTCTCAGAGCAGTTTGAAGCTGTCTTTGAAGATCTCGTTGTGTAATTTTTTTAGCCATTATTCATCTATTGGCGTTAAAACAAATTCATAATATTGAGGGCCAAACATTCCAAGAGGTTTGCCATCGCTTTTAATTGCAAAACGGCGACCATCAAGCTCAACTCTTTTAGCCTCTTTCACATAATTAAAGCCTTCAAGATTAACTTTAATTTTAACCGTTCCAGTGGGAAGGATAATTTTATCTTGACCTCCTCCTGATTGACCTCCTCCTGAGCGAGAATTTTGAAGAAATTCTTCTCCCATATCTACATATTTAATTCTAGCTTGAAAAGTTTGAGATACTTCTACTGTTGCAGTATTGACAGATTGTTGACGATATAAGGCATTGTATGATGGTGAAGAAGCTATAACGGTTCTTTGGCCGATTTTAAATACAGTAATTTCACGCGCAAAGGTATCGTGGATTTGGTCAATGATTGACTTAATGTTATTTTTTTGGTTTTCTGATAAAAATCCAGCCATATTATTTATTTTTACACTTTTTCTTTTATTATAATAAAGGTATAAGGTATGAACGCCAAAAAAATTTTATCACGCAGGCAGTGCGAAAGCACTACCTTTCTATTTAAGCAGTTTCTAAAAATCATTGAAGATTTAAAGCGAGAACACGATGTAGCTTATAAAAAGCTTTATGAAAATCTTCCAGTAGAATACTCTCCTATTTTAAATGTAGCTAATTATTTTGACTTAGATAAAGTGAGTCACTTGCGCAAAAGAATATTGGATTTAGGAAATGAAGCTATGCGTTCAAACGATACGGAATTAGATAATTTTACTATAAGTTTTGTTTTTAAAGATTAATATAATTACCACCAAGGAATATGGAACTCAAAGAAATTTACAACTTTACAATCTACGAAGAAAAAGAAATCCCTGTAGAAACTGTGTCGAAAGATACAGAGGGTAACGAAGTCAAAGTCACTAAAAAGGAGAAAGTAAAAACTCCAGTTAAAGTTATTTTGAAAAAGCCTTCTCGCCGCCAAATCGAAGAAGCTGATTTGGAATACAGTGTAGAAATGTCTCGCTGTGTTAAGAAAGGTATTTTAACCAAGGCAATGCTCGTTAAGAAATATTCTGATACTGGCGGTCTTATGAGTGAAACTGAAGCTAAAGGTCTTTATCAGATGTATCAACGCCTAATGGAACTTCAGCGCGAATACACTGAAAACGAAACAGTTAATAAAGGCGAAGCTAATCGTCAAAAAAAGACTGAAGAATTAATCTTTGAAATGGCAAAGGTTCGCGATCAAATTGTTAAGACTGAAATGGCTTATCAATCACTTTTCGATCATACCGCCGACATGAAGGCTCAAAATCGCTTGCTTCTCTGGTACATCATTAATCTTACTTTCATTCAGCGCGAAAATGAAGATAAGCCTTCTCCTTATTTCAAGGGCGAAGATTTTGAAGATAAGCTTGAAGATTACTATGTTAAAGAAGAGAGCGAAGAGATTCAGTATTTTGAAATCGCTCGCAAGATTTCTAGAATTGCTGCATTCTGGTTCTATAACCAAGGCGCAACTACTCAAGATTACGAAGCTCTTATGGAAGACAAGAGTGAAGAAGCTGAACCAGTGGAAACTCCTGAAGTTGCCGTTGAAGCTGAAGCTGAAAAATCCTCCCCTAAAAAGAAAACTAAGAAGGCATCTTGAAAGACAATTTCTACATAGAAATTATTAACGAGATTTTCGAAGGATACACACGGTTTGATTTTTATGGTCAAACCGTGTTTTTGCGTCATTTTAATCTCAAAGACCAAAAACTACTTAACGACGTTTTTGAAAAGCATCGTTCAATTGCTTTAAAAAGAGGAATCCAAGATGAAAAAGAAATTCTTGAACAACTTAAAAAAGACGGAACTTGGACTCAAGAAGATGAACTAAAGATTAAGGAACTTGAAACCTACGTTGACAATTTGGAAAAAACTAAAGCCAAGATTGTTATTCCTTCCCAGAAGCAAGCTCATCAAAAAAATATTGATGAGGAAAAAATTAAACTATTCATGCTAAAGACTGAAAGAAAAAATCTTGTTGGCAAAACTGCTACTGAATACGCTAACAATCGAGCAAATGAAGAGTTTTTGCAAAATTTGTTATTTAAAGATCGGTTGTTAACAAATCCTTTTTTTACTGATTTTGAGTTCTCAGAATTAGACGATTTGGAACTTGCTCGTCTCATGAATTCTTATTATGAGATTATTTCCAAGTATAATGATGATCATATTCAACACGCAGTTTTGCAAGACTCCTTTAGTCTCTACTTAACTCACTGCGAAAAGCCTTATGATTTTTTTGCCATGCCAATTACCAAGTTTTCTATTTATCAATTAAAATTACTTGCTTACGGAAGAATGTTCTTAAACATTTTCCAAAATGTAGATAAGATTCCTGACTCTATTCGCAAAGACCCTGATGCTCTTGTTAGTTTTGCTGAAAGCAGTCGCAATAAAGAAAAGTTAACAGCAAAAATGAAGGATAACTCTGCTACCGCTGTTTTCGACGCTACGCAGGAAGATTTAGATTTTGTTGACCCAGAAGCTAAGAAAATGTCTTTCCAAGATTTGCTGAAGGAAAACAATGGACAATTAAATATGGAACAAATGATGAAAATTATGGGAGAAAAGGTGTAATAAAGTTTTAAGGAATAAGGTATGGCCGCACCAATTAATCTCCAAGCAAATGTACAAATTCAGAATCTATCTCAAATGCAGAGAGAGATTCAACAAGCTACTCAAAACTTGAAGATTAATATGGGTGGCGGTAATGCTGCTCGTTCTCTTAGTGCTTTGTCTCAGCCCTTGGGTCGTTTAACTGGTCAAGCAGATGAGTTCTCAAAGTCTCTTGATGCTGCTAACGCCCGTGTTTTAGCGTTCGGAGCTTCTGTTGGTATTGTTAATACTCTTTCTAATGCTTTTAAAAGTCTTGTCAATTCTACTATTGAAGTGGAAAAAGCAATTACAGCTATTTCTGTTGTTGGTGAGCAATTCGCTGGCAAAAGTAAACAACTAAGCCAAGGTTTATTTAGTATTGCCAAGGCGACTGGTCAAAGCTTTGAGGAAGTTTCCAAGGCTGCTCTAGAGTTTTCTCGTCAAGGTTTGCAACTTGAAGATACTCTTCAAAGAACTCAAGATGCTCTTATTCTTACTCGCTTGACTGGCTTAGACGCTTCTAAATCTGTTGATGGTCTTACAGCTTCCGTTAATGCTTTCGCTAAAGCTGGTCTTTCCACTACTCAAATTCTTAATAAACTTGCAGCAGTTGACCAAGCTTTCGCCGTATCATCTGCCGATCTTATTGAAGGTTTCAATCGAAGCGCGGCTGTCGCTCAAAATGCTGGTGTTACATTTGATGAGCTTGCTGGTATTATTACCACACTCCAGCAAGAAACTTCTCGCGGTGGTGCTGTTATTGGTAACGCCCTTAAAACAATTTTTACTCGTTTACAAGATACTAGCACCCTTAATCAATTACAAAAATTAGGCGTAGCAGTACAAGACTTAGAAGGCAACCTTTTACCAGCCAGACAAATTTTACAAAACCTCGCTACTGATGTTGAAGGTCTTGGTCAAATTACTAGAGCAGGTATTTTTAAAGATGTTGCTGGCACTTTCCAGATTAACCAGTTGATTTCTTTGGTTGGCGATTTAGGTAAAGCTAATAGCGTGACTGCTAAAGCAACTCAAGTTTCTGCTGGTGCAACTAATGAAGCTTTCACTGCTAATCAAAAACTTAATCAATCTCTCGACGCAATCATTAACAAAGTTTCACTTACTGGTAAGCAACTTGGTGCGCTTTTGGGTGAGATTGGCTTGGGAGATAATTTAAAAGGAATCTTAGATGGCATTAATTCCTTCTTGGAGGGAGCATCTAACCTTCTCCAAGGCGACGATCTTGGTTCACGCTTTGCAAAAGGAATTGTAAAAGGTATTGGTTCTGTTTTGAGCGGCCCTGGTATTGGATTATTTTTAGCCATTATTGCAAAACTAAGTTTTGATTTGGCCAAATTCGGCGTTCAAAGCTTAAAAACTTTCTTTAATATTGGTCAATCCGCCAAAGAGCAGCAGCAGGTTCAAGAATCTATTGTTCAGACTCTTATACGCAATAAAACTGTTTTAAGTCAAATTTTAAATACTCAAGGAGGTCAAAATGCGCAAGCATCTGCTTTCTTAAATATCTTAAAACAAGAAGAACAAGTATTGCAAAATATTAGAACTCTTGCTGGTGGTATTGCAGCGCCAGTTATTGCTCAAGGTTATCGCTCTGGTTCTCAAGGATTAACTCGTCTTTCTGCTGGTGGTTATTTACCTGCGCAAGAAGCCTCAGACGTTCGCCGTGGAGTAGGTGGCGCATCACCAAGCTCTAAAGTTGTATCTATTCCTAATTTCGCATTTGGCGGCGGTAAGCGCGGCACAATGATTGCTAACACTAGCGAATATATTGTTCCTAATTATGCTGGTGGCGGTTCCGCTATCTTTAATCAAGATATGGTGAAAACCATGGGCTTGCCAGCAGGGGCAAAAAAGATTACGGCATCTGGTGGGTTTATCCCAAATTTTTCTGGAGGTACAAAAGATAATCCTCTTGATGTTCATCAAAAATATGCATTGCTTGTTAATGATCTTAATTCTCCAAGACTAAATCAGTTAGTTTCTTATAAACCAAGAAATGAAGATAAAGTTTATTATAAAGCAAATGTTTATGGTATTGGTGAAACTGAAAACTTACAAGGTATAGGGCAAATAGATAGATTTAAATCTCAATTTAGTACAAAATTTTTAGAAGAAAAATATAAAAATTTAGCTTTAGAAGATATAGAAAAATATGCTAATGCAGTTATAGGTCAACCTATATCTCCAGTAGCACAAGTTAAATTAGCTAATAAAGGTTCTGTACCAAGTCTAATCGGTTCTATTTTTGAATCAGCGATTATTTCTGCTCTTAAAGACCCTGATTTAATAGAAGCTCAATTAAACCGCGATGATAATGCTCCTTTTGATTTTAAAGGTGTAGCTAAATCACAATTTAATAAATTTTTCGGAATTGATGAAAATATTAATTTTGTTGAAGCTAAATATGCTGATAATGATGCCACAAGACAAAGTTTTGCATCTAAGATTTATAGATTGGAATCTGGAAAATATATTGACAAACCAAAAACTGAAATAAGTACAGACCTTAAAGGTAGATGGCTTAGCTATAATAATTTATCAAGCAAGAAGTCAATTGAAGCAAAAGAGATGTACAAATCAATTGCTCAAGATTTAGGACTAGATCCAATAAGAGATAGAACACAAATTAATGCATTAATGAACAAAGCAACTGGAAGAAGTTCTTCTGGTTATATTCCTAATTTTGCTAGCGATGCTCTTCAAGCTGCCATCTCTCGCGAGAGAAGCGCAGGAATTTCAGCTTCACAAATTTATGTTGATCAAAGTCCTGCGCTCAAGTCTGCTGCTAACCCAATGGGGTTAATGGTGGCTAATCGCAGGGATGAGCCTGCTGGTGGTTTTCAAGGCGTCTCTCGCGCACGCAGAGAAGGCGTGAATCCAAAGACCTATGGTGCTGCTAATGGATTTGTGCCTAATTTTGCACCAGTAGTTAGTGATACAGATCAAGTTAAAGCCAGTAAAGGTTTTGGCGATTTAGCTGGTAAGTTCTTTGTTTTACAAGGCGCTCTGTCCTTTTTTGAAGGTGGTTTTATTCAGGCTGGAAGCGCAGCACAAAAAGTGAATGATGCTTTGCAGACTTTAACTACTGCTTTATTTGCGTTTCAAGCTGTACAACAATTAAGCGCAAAAACTGAAACAAAAAATATTACAATAGCCACAAATAATATATCAAAATTTAGTCAAGTTATAAAAGACGCTAAAGATAAAGTACAAAAATGGCAAAAAGAATTTGTTGCAGGTGGTGGGTCTAGAGCCTCAATAGTATCTCGCGGAGGTCGGTTGCCATCTAATACTTCTTTTGCTACACGATTAAGTTCTAGTTTAGGTACTAGTAAATTAGCTGGCAGTCTTCGTAATTTTGTTGGCAATCCATTGGAAACAATATCTTCAACATTCAAATCTTTTACTGGAGTTGCGTTAGCTGCTACAGTTGCTCTTAAAGGATTTAATGATATTGCTGCTTTATTTTATACAAGAGGAGATAAGCTTGATTCTTCTTTAGAATTATTATCATCTTCTGCATCAAAAGCCTCATCTTCTTTAAGTGATATTGATAAAGCTGTATTAAAAAGCATAAATACTAGCTTAGGAGATATTGGAATTGGAGGAACAATAACTAAATTGTTTTCCAGCTTAAGTCCGATGAATTTGGGGCGCGAAACTGTTGCTTATAATTCTGGCGGACAAACTCAAATTACAAATCTTAAGGGAGGCCAAACAGATCAAGATTTTGCAAAAGTTCAACAAGAATTGAGTTCTTTAATTTTTAGTAGCTTAAGAGCTTCTCTTCCAAAAGCGCCAGAAGTTGCTATTGCAAATGATACAAAAGCTAAAATAAGCGAATTATTACAAGCTTCTACAGAAAATGGTATTCTTGATTTGCAAAAAGTTATTAATTCTGATTATGTTGAGAGTTTAAGAAAAGTTTCTAATGAAACTGCTAAAAAAATTGAAATTATAACTGCTAATGCTGAATTTAATAAACCAGTTGAGCAATTTAAAAAAATAATTGAAAAAATTATTTCAGATGGAGCTTTAGTTGTAGAAAATTCATCAAAGACATTAGAACGTGAATCTCAATTAATAAGCTCAATTACCTCTAGTAAAGCTTTCGCTTCCTTATCTGATAGTTCAAAAATTATTTTTGAAATTAATTCTTCATCTACTCAACTAAAAAAAGATATAGAAAATAGAATATCTAAATTCGCTAGCGATGCTCAATCTAGTTTATTAGAATTTATACCTGAATTGGGATTAAACCCCGAAACAGCACAAAATCTTAAAGATAGCATTGGAGGATTGGGTAAATCTACAACTGAAGAAGAATTTGTTAAAAATTTACAATCTTTTAACGAAGCTCTTGAAAAGTCTGGTCAAATAGCTGATCAATCTAAGCTTCAAGCTTTAGATAAAAAAATTAGTGAAACAACTAATAGTTTTAAAAACTTACAAAAACAAGTTGAAAATGAACAAGCTATTTTAGCTTTTAATAATTCAGAAAAATTATTAGAAGCTCGCGCCTATGATACTTATAAGAATAAGTTAGCTAGTTTTGTCAATTCAATGGTAGAAGGAGAAAAAAAACTAATTCAACTTCGTGGCGAAATCGAAAGAATTGATATTCAAAAACAAGGCAATATTGATATTTTATCTGCCCAAGCTAAAACTAGCAGAGATGCTATTTCAATTCGTAGAGAAGAAGAGTTAAAAGCTTTTAATGCTAAAAATCCAAAAGAAAAAGACGCAGCGCTTACTGAAAAGACGTTAGCAATAAAAAGAGAATTTTTCACAAAAGAAAATATTGCTGGATTAAATAGAAATACTGATGCTCTTAATGCTTTAACAAAACTTTTAGCAGCCGATTTCATAGCAAAAATTGATTCTGCTATTAGCGCTCTTCAAAATGGTAGTAATGAATTAGACAATACATTAATGTCAAATGTAGATAAGATTCAATTGCCAGAAGAGATGAAACGTCAAGATGCCTTAAAATATTTAACAGATTTAAGAGGAGTCTATTCTCCTTCTGCAACTTTACCAATGAAGTCAGGAGGAAATTTAAAAACTGCTGAAGGATTTATAGATCAAATTACAGGATTTATTCAAAGCGGTCAAGGTTTTGCAGATATACAAAGTAATATTGAACAGTTTCAAGCTCCTCAAGATATGAGGGATAGATTGATAGAAGTATCTAAAGACTTGTATGAATCATATCAAAAAGAAGGCGCTGTTTCAAGTCAAACTCTAGAAACATTAAAAAAGAGATTTGATATAGAGCTTGAAACTTACGATGCAGTTAATAGTTATTCTAGCAAATTAGAAGCTCAAACTAGAGCATTAAGAGATTCATTAAGTGATCCTCAAACTGTTGGAGAATTTGTTTTTAAACAAAGAGAGATAGCGAGAAATGAAAGAGAACAAGCTAAGGGATCACCTGATGAACAAAGAGCGTATCGTTCTTCTTTTGGATATGGTTTATCTCAAGGATTTGATGAAGTAGAAAAAAGAACTTTTGATTTTAAGAATGAGTTGGGTAAAGAAATTCCACAACTTTTCTCATCTAATCTTACCCAAGGATTGAATGATGCAATCAGTGGTGCAAAATCCCTCAAAGATGCTCTGCGCGATGCAGCAACAAGCTTTTTCCAAGCTATTACTCAAAAGAATATTGAAAATATCGCTAACCTTGTCACGGGCGGTGTCGGCAATGTCGCACAATCTTTCTTCGCTTCTGGTGGTCAAGTTAATGGCGGTTCTGGTGTTAAAGACGACGTTCCAGCAATGCTCATGGGCGGAGAATATGTCATTAAAAAATCATCTGTTCAGAAATATGGTTCTAAATTCCTTGACTCCTTAAATAGAGGCAGTATAAAAGGCTTCGCGAGTGGTGGCGGTGTTCAAAGTGGCTCTGGTGGATTCTACGCCCCTGGAGAATATGGAACTGGTGGCATTCGCGGTAAAAGAGAGCTTTTAAGTTTTGCTACTCAAAGCTTTAGCAGCGGTCAATATGATACCATGGGCGGTTTTGGAATGAGCGGAGCATCTGTTTCTTTAGAGGCAGAAAGCGGCAGACTTTCTCAATTTGGTCGCCAGAATAATCCAATGTTCGAGCGCGTTCAAGAAAGCAAGCAGCAAGCTTTTGATGTTTATCTTCAACAATTAAAGCAAGAAGAACAATATCAAGAGCAGCTTAAAGAAATGGAAGCGAGAGAAAAGGAGCGTCAAAAACAATTAGTCACTTCTATCGTTAGTGCGGTAGTTAGTTCTGTTGTTTCTGTTGCTGGTGCTAGAGCTAAAATAGGAGCAGAGAATCAATCAGCGTTAAATCAATTATCTGGACAACCATCTGGATTACTTTCGAGCTTAAAGGGTGCTGGTAAAGGCTTATTTACTTCATTTGGTAATTCTTTGTCAGGCGAAGCATTAACGCTTAGAGCTATAACAAATCCTGCATTACAAAACGCTTCTATTATTGGATCAGGAAGAGGAGTTTCACAAGCTGGGTCTGCCTTATTAATGTCAGGTTCAAATACATATAGTAAAGGAATTATTCAAACTGGAGGAAATTCACTAATTGATTCTGATTCAAATGTTGATTTATCTAAATTGAATCTGCAAGATTATGGTAGCGATGGTTCTTATAATCCTTATAATCCGTTACTTCCTCCTCCTAATGGCTGGACAAAAAGAGCTTCTGGAGGTTTAATTTCTGGCGGTTCAGGAATGCGTGATGACGTTCCAGCAATGCTCTCTGGTGGCGAGTTTGTTCTCAATAATCGCGCTACTCGCAAACTGGGAGTTCAGAATCTTAATCGTCTCAATGCTGGCGAAACTAACACTGGAGAAGGCGACTCAAGCGCAGTTACAGAATCTCTAATTTCTAAGCTAGACGAATTAATTCAAGCAACCCGCGAATCTGCTGGAGATAATGTTGTAGTTAATGTTTCTTCAAATGAAGCTCAAGCAAAAACAGAAAATACCAACGGTAACGAAAAAGAACTTCAGCGCAAAATCAAACAAGCAGTACTAGATGTTATTGCTCAAGAGAAACGCCTCGGAGGTTCACTAACTAAAGGAAAATAATGAGCATTGATCGTTCCAATTCAGTTCTACAATATGACCAATCTTTTGTGGTTAATGGTTATCAATTGTCTGGAATTAATTCAGTGAGTGTCTCATATTCCGTGCCGCTAGAGAATTCTTTGGTTTTGGGTACTAATTTTGGATACAATCTAAACAATCCAATGCAAGCGGAAATTTCAATTAATAGGAACCTGCTTTATGCAGACCCTATTTTGAATTTCACAGGGGATTCTAGCTTCTCAGGCAGCTTTCGCTACAACGGTAATACATACGGCTTTTCAAGCGGTTTCCTGACGCGCTACGGGGTTTCTTGTAGTGTTGGCGATATTCCTTCTGTTGCTTGCTCAATTAGCGTATATGGCAAATTAGAACCTTCCTACGAGGTGTTGCCAGAAGAGACTCATCCGCCTATTTATATTCCAAGCCCAAGGTCTATTGAAGTATCAGGAAATAACACTGAAACAAACAGGGTAAAATCATTTTCTTACGAATTAAATATCAATCGTCAAGCAATATTTTCTCTCGACAGTTATAAAGATATTGATGAAGTAGTTTTTCTACCACCAATCAATATTACATCTTCCGTTGTTTTTGATGCAGTGAATATGGTTCCAAGTAATTACGAATCATTTTTAACTGGTGTCGCAAATAAATTTTTAAATATTAAAATTAAAGATAGAAATTCATCGAATCAACTTGTAAATCTTATTGTGCCAAATATTCAAGAAGTGTCTCAAGAACTTTCTGCAAATTCTGATGACCAACTAACAATCACTAACAATTATATTGGCTATTTAGAATGAGCTTATTTTACAACAGAGATAGAAACATAGAGGGGGTCGCTTTATTACCTTCGTTCAACTTTAGTCCTAACTATGGTTCATCTATTGCTTTTACTTGTAAAAATAACAAACTAAATTATTCTAACAATACTTACTCTTTGTTGCCTTCAACAGCAAACAATATTATTGCCAAGTGTTCTTTCAATTTTTCAGTCAACGAACCTGATGCTGAAAAAATAATGAACTTTTTCGAAAGTCAAAGCGGAACTGGAGCTTTTGCCATTTCTGACGAATCCAATATTTACCGAAACTTAACTGGTTATGCGGATTCATTTTCAGTTCAAATGGCTCAAAATAATCTTTACAATATTGCTTTAGATTTTTCAGTAGAGAGAAATTCCAGCTTTTTAAATTGGAGCGGAAAGTCTTTTGTTAATTACGATTTTGAAAACTGGACAACTGGGCAGTTTTATCAAAAATACCAACCAGTTTATTTTGAAATTCAAGGAGACAATAAGTTAAGCAACTTCTATTATGCTGTTCAAGATCATACTGGGTTTTTAGATACTGCTCCAACTAATACTGGATATTGGACTCAAAATTTATTTTACTCAAACGATATTGGATTGTCGGTAGATAGTGCTCCCACAATTAATAATTTGCAGTTCAAAAACTCTTTCGCAATCAGAATCAAAGAGCAAGACAATATTCATTATTTCCAAAATGTTCGCCTCTCATATAAGAACATAACTGATTTTGAGCTAAAATCTATTTTGCATTTTCTTGAAAATAATTTGGGATACAAAAGGTTTCAATTCGATTGTCCCAAAATTTATAACCGTCCAAAAATTTATTTTGCAGACTCTTGGACGCACTCTTGGAATTACCAAAACTCTAATAATTTAGAAGTCACTTTGATTGAAGACCCTCTTGGAATTAAAAATCCAAATGATGTTCCAGCTATACTTTTCGGGCAAGGCGTTGAAGCCGCTTCTTTTGCAGCCGCCTCTTCACCTAAAGATTTAGTTTCTATTTTTAATGCTTCTGGATTAAATGAACTTGTATCTGGTGGAACTTATTCTGTAAATTGGCCCGCTAATATTAATAAAAATATTAAAGCTTATAGAGGCTTCGAGTCTCTAACATGCAATGAGCAGCAGTTAAATAAAGTAACTTTTTACTCAAGTGCTGATGTTGTTGATTTAAACTTAAATAAGAATTTTATTAATCAAGTGGTATTCAAGGATGCTAAAAAAATTAACAACTTGTATTTATCTCAAAACAACTTGTCCTCATTTAATTGCGCAGGCTCAACTGGGTTGAAAAATTTAGACCTATCTTATAATTCTTTAACATCTGTTAATATTAGTGGTTGTAATAATTTAACTGGCATTAATTTAAACTATAATGGAATATCTGATTCTGTCTTGTCAACCACGCTAGATAGTTTGTCAAAAGGTTCTGGAGAATCTGGATCAATATCTCTAATTGGCGATAGTAGTTTTATTTTAACTAATGCCACGCCCAAATCTGGTTTTGATTATTCATGTATTTGCAACTTAGATTATCGTAATTGGACTCAACTTTACAAAGACTTAACCTTGCCAATATCACCTACAGGTTTTGTAAATGCTGGAACCTCATGCATTTGGTTAAATAATATTAAGACGCGAGAAACTGGTAGCGAATATTTCTTGAATTGGAACTCTAGTTTTAATAATTATACCGTTAATCAAGCTTATTTGCCATTTCCTTCCACTTGGTTAACGCCAATTAAAAATGAAATTTTTACTCGTTCAGCTTTTCGCTTTAATGAAACATTAATCACTGGTTCTGGTATTAATAATACTGGAGATTATTTATCAGCTTTTGTAGTAGCGAAAACTTCGTCAAGCAATGAGATGTGTTTATTAAACTTCTCCGACTCTATAAATTATGGCTTATTCCTAAGCGGTGGACAGTTTCAATTCAGAAATAATTCTGAGATTTTCACTATTGCTTCTAACGTTTCATTAGAAGAATATTATAATGTGGGCTTCGTCAGAAATGCTACTCACATTACTGGATACATTAATGGAGAAGTTTTCAATACAGGGTTGATCAGCAATAGCAATCTTCCATCAATCAAAGTTTCAGTAGGTTCTCAAGTGTCTTCCTCTAAATATTGGCAAGGCAATATTGCTGAAGTTTTAATTTACACAAAAAATTCAGCTTTTGATTTGAACTCTAGTTTTCATAAACCATATAATGCGCGTTTTGGAGTATTTGTGCCATGATTATCAAAAGCAATTCCATTATCCTAGCCTCTGATTTAAGCCCAGCTTTTCAGCAGCCTCAAGACTTTTTACCTCGCAAAAGAGGTTTATTCCCAATTGCATTTGTCAATAATTTGGCGTTTGAAATACAGGGCAATAGATCACAAGCAAAACAAGTTGGCTCTGCTGATTTTGCCGTTAATAATTTATCATTCTCTCCTACTGTTGCAGTTTCTTTTGACTTCATTTCGTCAAAAACTTTTCAGAATGAAAACTTGCTTGGTATATTTTTTAAGCCATTTGGCGACTATGCCTCATGCTTTGGAGGTAGCAACAATCATTCAATTAATTTGTTTTTTATTATTAGTGATTTATTTGGCCCCGATTTAATTCAGTCAATTAAGGATCGCAATAATTTAAATGGTTTGCAGGTTTTAAGTTTTGGTAATTGTGTTCTACAGAATTACAGTTTGTCAATGGAAGTCAATACTCTCCCTTCTATCTCAATGCAGATGGAAGCTGTAAACATGGAAGCGTCAACAATAAGCTCAAATCTTTTGGACCTTCCAGCAATCAACTTGGGAGTTGGCGATAAAAACAACATCGCTCAGTTGGAAATTAATAATGCAGCTTTTATTGCCAATCTTAACCAGTTGAACACTTCAATCACTGGCTTGCCTATTTTACCAATTTATGATTCAACAGTATTTAAAATAGGGGCAGAAAACTTGCAATCTCCTTCTGTTGTTTTAGCTCCATGGGGCGAAGCTGCTATTTCGTCAATTAAATTTTCAACGTCAGTTGATAGGCAAAATGCTTATGGATTTGGTAGTGATTTTGTTTACGACAGAAAAATTAAATTTCCAATTTTAGGAGACTTAAGCATTTCTGCTGTTTCTCTCGATATTCACACTGGAGAAGCCACTATCACTGGAGTCATGAAAAACGAGGAGTCTTACGACTTGACTCTTCAATTTATTGATCCGCAAGAATTAACTTACAGCGGTAAAAGCATTCAAACCCTTTCTGGGTTAGCTAATCAAAACTATTCTGGATTCTTAACTAATAATAAAACTTTAAGAATCAATAACGCTAAATTAAACTCTCAAAGCTACTCAATCAATTACGAAGGAATCTTTAGCACGGAATTAAATTTCTCTTTTGCTTGCAATGAGAAGGATGGTTTAAGTATGCAATGGGGTCAGCGTTCAGAAAAAGAAGGAGGTCAACTCTTTACAAGCGACCTCCTTCGTTTACGGAGTAGTGATGGTGAAGATATTGGATTAAATAATTATCTTTATTTTAAAGATACAGTTAGTCCAATTGAACCTGATTTAGATGCTAGCGTAGCTCTCTCATCGGATGGTTTTCTTCTCTTAACAAGAGATAATACAACTAGTTAAGAAAAGGTTTAAACACAAGATAGTCTGGCTGATTGTCTTTCTCTTTAAACTTATTCTTAAAGATTACAACGTTCTGAGTTACCTTAGAGCCATTAACATCTAAGGTAATCTTGCCAGATAAAAACTTACCCTTCTGACTCTCCTTCAGCCACAGGCTTCCGATGTTGTTTTGCGACCACTTGTTCGTAGAGTTCTGAGAGTCCATTGATATAATCTTGCTTGGCGTTTGCTGGCAGTCTATTATACTGCTTCTTTGCGCGTCTGTAAACTCTTTTATTCACAGAACTTTCAGTTGGTTTAATAATAGCTCGTAGTTTTTTAGATACAGTTTTTCTCATAGTTTTTTAATGTACGTTTCAGAATCTTTAATATACCCTAGTCTTTGATATACTTTTTTTAACTTGCTTGAAGTTGGATAGTTTTCGACGCAACTCATAGATATTAATCTAATTTTTTTATTCTTTGCAAATTTTTCAGCTTGTCGAAAAAGCTGGAAAGAAATGCGCGGATTATTCGAAATCCAAAAAAATTCATTAAACATTTTCTCTCCGAAGATGGTGTTCATATTTTCGAGAAACATTATAACGCCATCAGCTTTATCATTGTTAATACTAGCCCATGTATGCATTGTATTTGTTAGCAGGCTAGTATGACCCCAACTATTAATTACTGACTGTGCAGAAATTTTTGAAAATGCATGTCCATATAATTCGTTTTCGCGAAAAAAATGTTTATCTAAATCCTGCCAAACTTTTGCGAATTCTTCAGGATTAGTTATTTTTTTAATTGACATGCGTTTACGAGAGTTAGCAGCTTGCGACACTCTTTAACTGGAATATCTTCAAAAGATTTCCAATCCTTTGCATTTTCATTCTTATAAGTTTCGTCTTTCCAGAATTGGCGCAGCAATTTCAAGAAGTCTTCAAAATCTGGGTGGCCTGCTTGTTTACAAGCATTATGAAGAGCGCCATGTGGAGTAAGAGTTTGAACAATTGATTCACTCTCTTCGTAGGCAACTTTATTTTTTGACTTGTCGATTTCATCATCGCCAACAATGTGAATATTTAGATAATTGCGAACAGCACGAACAAAGGCGCGATTCTCAGCAATTGGTTCCAAAAACTTAACGCCAAATCCAGAACAATTCTCAGAAGTTGCGTTTGCTGTGCTAGTAAATGTTTGAGCGTTACCATCGCTTTCATAATTTGGCATCCAACTAATGCAGCAAACTGCTGTGGCATAATGGGAAGAGATTGTTTCAATTTTAAATTGAACGTCAAGGAAGCCCCTGAGTCTTGCTAGTTCTTTGATGCCAGCAAGCTTAACAAGAAGCTGGTGATCGCTAAGACCTTCAATAGAGTCTGGCACTTGAAGTTTGCGAGTTTCAAACCAATCCTTATTAGGATATAAATGCTCTGGCTTAATCATGGCTCGCCAGTTAATTGAGCCGTCTTCATTAAATTTATATTCAACGCCTTCAATAAGGCCAAGTTCGTTTCTCTTATAATTTGAAGGATTCATAGATATAGTAGTGGTCTAAATCCCCCCAGAAGGAGGGTTGGTTAATTACGCTGCCCCACTTGTCGCTTGCAACAATACCTGCATCAACATGGGCTTTAGAGTAATAACGCTTTCCATTTGATAATATATCCTTCTTTGTTAAGAATCTTAAATTTTGTTTATCATGAAGCTCATTAATTATTTTTTCATTAATTTTAGCTTCTGGTTCAATTAAAAAGTCAAAGTAATATTCTCTAACTTCACTAATAGCTTTTTGATTAGAACATTCTCCAATCATAACGATTCCTAAATTTTTAACAAACTGCAAATATTCTAGCGAGAATTTGTTTGTTTCATTAATGAGGAAAGTTATTTCTTTGATATTGTTGCGACAACGCTTTAATACTTCTGGATGAATAGGTTGATCAGAAACGATATGGATATTGTATTCTGATGCCCATTGCATCAAGCATTCTTCATTAAAGAAGTAATCCATGCGAATATTTAAAATTTGATTTTTCAACTCAGCCGCTTCCCCAAAGAAGTTCGGGATAATTTCAATACAAGGTTTTGAATATTGTTCTCCAATATGCAAAGTGTTCATTGAAAGAGTTGAATTCAACCCAAGCAATTCACATGCATTTTTTACAATTTCTTCTGGCTTGATTGTATTAATGCTTTTTGGGCTTTCTTGATAACTGTAACTTGGTTTTTTACCTTTTCTATCAGCCTCAAGAATTCTTACTTTTTCTTTTGTGCTCCAGTATGGGTATGCGTGTTGAGGATAAATATGAGAATAAAGACCAATAATAGGAATATCATAAACGCTGGCTAAGTGAATTGGAAAACTATCAATACCAAAATGCAGACTGGAATTTTTCACAATATAGGCTGTCTGCTTTCTAGAAAAACCTAAATAAGATTTGTCAGCCTCTCTCAACATTGGGTCATCTGCACCACCAATTTGATAAATTTTATAACCAAGGGGTGATAAAATATTCTTCAACAAGTCTAAGGTTTCTGGAAAGAATTCATAATACTTGGAATCAATTTTATTATCAACATGAACAGTAATATATTTCTCATCTGTTACTGGCATGTAGTGAGGTTCAAAAATTGGCTTACCAATTTTGACTCCTAAATTTTTGGCGTATTCTTCGATTAAATGACTCATGTTAGTCTCCTTTTTCTACGCGAATAGAATCTTCATCTTCGTGGTGAGTTGAAAATTCCATAATTTCAGAATCTTCCAAGGCTAATAGTCTATGCCGAAGACCAGTTGGCACATGAAAAACATCACCAGCAGAAAGTTCTTGAATAATGGCGCATTTAATATCATCACTGTAGCCATAGTATAGAACTACTCGACCCTTATTAATGTAAAAGGTTTCCGTTTTCTTTTCATGATAGTGCCAAGAAAGCTTCTTGTCTTTGTTCATGAATAATAGTTTACCGCAGTAATCATCGCGATTAACAATCCATTTTTCGTAACCCCAACCTTTAGGGACGAAATGAGAAGTTTTCCAACCTTCTTTACTGAAGTTGGATTTGAGTTCGATCTTTTCCATTATGATGATATGTAAAATGTTTTTGAGTTGTTACGAAGGGCAAGAAAGCAATTTCAAAATAACCCTTATGAGAACCTTGTCCCTCTAAGAATAGAAGGTTATCAAAGATTGGAGAATACGGAAGAATTTTATGAACTGCTGGGTGCTCATTAACAATTTCAAAAAATTGAGGTAACGTAATAAAATAAATATTATATTCTGGATATAATTCTTTCAAATTTGATAAAAGAGAATTAACCATTAAAACATCTCCAGCAGATTGCGGCATCACTACAGCAATTCTTCTTCCAGCGTCATCTTTATCCAGAACATCTTGAATATCAACTTCTTTCTGTTCTTTCTGAGAGGCTGCTTGACGAAAATGGTTATAAATTCCTTCTCTATTTAAATCTGATTTTAGTCTGCCAACCCAATGCACGCAAGCTTGGCTGTTTTTATCTATTGTTTCAGCAAGCATATTTTTATACAAGTCAATAATCCATTCAGCATCGTCTTGGATAGATGGGTTCGGGTAGTTTGGATTTTTCTCTTTTGAGGGAATGTTCCAATCTTCAATAAGAGGAGCATTATCAAAGAATTCTTCCAATTGCTTGCAAACGTTTTCGATAGAACAATTATCAATAACAAACTGTCTTGCAATCTCACCCATCTTTTGCCTCTTCTCAGGTTTCATATTATAAACCTTTGAAAGTTGTTTTGCAATGCTTGAAGGAAGCGTTGAAGCTTTAATGAATTGAGTTCCAGGCTCTCTGTATTCGGCCCAAGACAAAGGCATTCCTCCGCTATCCTCTTGGCAGTAATCTTCGCCACATGAATAGTCAGTAACCAAAGTAATAAGCTTTGTTAATTTAGCTTCTTGAACAGGAATCTCTTGACCACCGCTAGTGAATGGGTGACAATAAACATCCATGATGTTGTAGATTTCATTCAACTGACTTTCATTAACTCCATTAGTTATATTGGTTGTTGAGACTGATTTTGCCGAGCCGCAATATTTACAATTTAAATCCTGACCTGTAAATGGACGAATTTCATACTGTTTGCAGTTCTTGCAGAAGTAAGTTGTGCATACATCTTCTGGCATGATGTTTTTTTCGCGTATTAGGCGCGGAATATCCCATCCTTCAGACCAGTGAGTATGAAGAAGCAGTTTTGGTTTTGCCTGCGGATTTTGACGCTTAAATTCAAGAAAGCCATCAAGCATGTTTGGAACGCTTTTTCTAAGCTGATTTCTAAATACAAAACCAACGACAAAATTATTTTGCAGATTGAATTTTTGTTTTAATTTCTTTTTATCAAGCTCTGACAAAGCGTAAAACTGATTTGTATCAAGAGTTCCCCTGACTGTTTTAACATTATCGTAACCAATTTCTTTTAAACCTTTTTCTGCAAAGGAGGCCCAAACAAAGTAGTTCTTAACTTTTGCAGCAGCGTCAACCGCATCAGGAAGAATTGGCATAGAATCCAAAGTAGTCCAAATTGCAGAAGTAATATGATTCCACCAAGGCTTATCCCAAAAACCATTGAAAGCCCAAACATCTTCAATACCCAAATAAACATCAGGCTTGATTTCATTAATTGCTCGATCAATGCCAAAAGCTCCGTAGCTAGCAGCGCGTTCTTTGTTACCATCTCCCTTGATGGAAGCAGCAACATGTGGCAGCGGCATTGAGCCATGACACTGCCAAGGCTGACGTTTGCAATCAGGCGCATCCCAAGGCAAGCCGTTTGCTAATTCAATTACTTCGTATTTGCCAGTCTTGTGAAGATGGCGCAAAATATTTTTAGCATTTTTCCCAAAACCCGTGAAGAGTCTTGAAAAATTGGTATGGATTAGGATACGCTTTTTTCTCATATTATTCAGCAGGCTCGTAAGTCGAGTTAAAAATATCAATTTTGCACGGATAAATTTCTCCTTTAACTCCTTCAATCAGCATATCCTGTTTGCTCATCTTCATAATTCCTTCTAGAGTTGGAATTAAATAGCATTCGTCATTTTCATGAGTAATGGAATGTCCTTTATATTCAAAACTCCACGGCATTTTGTTCGGACCATGTACACTTTGCGGATTTGCATTTCTTCCGTGTTCCACCAATTCATCAAATGAAATGGCTTCAATAACTACTGGCTTTTTTCTATATTTCATAAAATTACTGTTCGGAATTTTGAACCTTCGATTCTAAAATTTTAACTAGTGAACTTTCTAGAAAGACTCGAAGAGTTTCCGCTTCTGATAGTTCTACGCCCATGCCAAATTTTTGATTTCCATTGCGAGAAATGCTGAATGAGAAAGCTTGGCCGCCATCCTTTTTAGTGTAGCGAGTCCAAGAGATTTGAGTCTTGTTTTCTTGAAATGTGTGGAAGGCTTTCCAGTCGCCATAAGTGCGAATAGCGTGAATGAGTCCACCGATTTCAATTTCGTTTAGTTTGATGGCGATTGTCTTTTCTGGATTATCTTTATTACCTGAGAAAGAACCGTTTTTTGTTTGCTCGTTCCAAGAAAATTGCTGGATACCATTGACGTAAACTGTGGGAGCGCCCTTGGTAGAAAGCTGAAAGGAGAATGCGCAACCTAGGTTTTTGCTATTGGGTTTATAGAAGGCTAAATTCATATAGGATAGTAATTTTTTTATAAAATGTTTCTAGTATTAGTATAATTAAATATGGAAGAAAAAGTTTTATGTTTATTAACAGATTACGTTTTAAATAGTCCTATTTTTAACGCATGGGAAAAATTCTTAATTGAAAAAAAAATAGGAGTTCGTAAAGTTTCCGTTACTGGTGGATGTAAAGATTATTTAAAATTATTTCAAGAATATCCTAATATAATTACATGGAATTGTAGGACGAAGCATTCTTGGATAGAGGCTCAAAATAAAAATGTTTTATTTATTGACAATTCTTTATTAATTCAAAATTCTGGAATTTATTTAGACAATAAAGGTTTTTTTTCTGACTCTAACTTGAGAAAAAGATTTGATCAAATAGAGGATATTCAAAATTGTCGTATTGAAACAATAAATAAAACTATTTTCAATAAATTCAAATATAAATGGTTTTCTCATGAAACTCAAAATAATAAAGTATTAGTTGCTCTTCAACATCATTTAGATTCTAATATTAATTTTCAATTCCCTTTTGGAGAAAAATTTACAGATAAAGTTGAAGCCACTTTATGTTTTATTAAAACATATTTGCCTGATTCTTATGAAGTTACTATAAGACCACATCCAAGATTTTTAGATCATTGGAATGAAAATATTGAAAAATATAAAAAATCTTTTTGGAACCCTCAATGGAATATTGATTTATCTAAAAGTGCTTATAGCCAACTTCAAGAATATAATTATCTCATATCTGTTAATTCTACTTTAGTTCAAGAAGCTATCTGTTTAGGTATTCCAGTAGCGACTTTGGGAGTAGGTACATTTTCTGATCATGAAGTTACATTAGAATGCGCAACAAATTTTAATAATCTGTCTAAATTAAATTATTATAAACCTTCTCAACAGAAATGCCTACAATATATTAACAAAGTATTAAAATATAATATTCTTCATCATAAAGACTCTTTTGAAGATGTCATTAATAATGAAGAATGGTTAAAATTTTATCAAAAAATTTAAAGTAATTTAATTAAAACCTGTTCATGGTTTAGGTTCGAAGCTTCTATATTAAAATCTAAATTATTTTCATTAATCCAGTTCAAGAAAGATTTAAATTCATGCTCTTCATACCCTCTATAATTAAACATCTCATCAAATAAAAGCATAGGCTTTTGTTCAATAATTAATTGAGATAAATTATTTAATATAGTATTTGTTGAACTACCAATATCACAATCTATATGAATACCTTTTATTGGTTCTTTAATATTTTTTACTTTTGAAATTGTTTCTTCAAACCACCCTTTATAAATAAAGACATTTGATTTAAATTTTAACTTACTAAAATCTGTAGCGAAAATACCTTTTGAGTGACTCTCTTTCCAATCTTCAGGTAATCCTTCAAATGAATCGAAACCGTGAAAGAAGCAATCTGGTCTAACAAGAGCCATGTAATTAATTGATCTACCTTGCCAAACTCCAAATTCTAAAAATGCAGAATTTGAATAATGTTCTTTTAAGTATAAATGCCAAATTTGCTCTCTTGTTTGACACCTAATTTTAGGATTTAAAATTTTTTCATACAATTCGTTAGTATTCATCATAGTTCAATTTTAAAATTTTTATTTTCAATAGTTTTGGGCTTATCTGCCATGTGTTTTGCGCCTTTTCTTTCTTTGGAATAGTCTTCAAAGAATTTCTTCTTAACTGGGTCAACTCCACCAGCTTGTTCCGCACGCTTTGCGCTCATTTCCGCGCTGTAATCAAGCATGTCTCCCATTGTGCCTTTTTTCGAAGCAGTGCGTTCTACGAACTTCTGTGCGCTAAATGCGTCTGTTTTAGTATCAATACTAGCGTTGGGAGAGAAGAATACTCTATCCCATTTAAGACCAGAAGAGTCAACGAATTCATGAACATCATTCATTCCTTGAATGATCTCTACTTCTTCTCCAGTTTCAGGATTGCGATAACAGTATAAAGGCATACGGATACTAAAAAAAAAGAGGGGTTTTTCAACCCCTCTTTCTGTTAGATTTTTATTATAGCGGTTTTGCAGTTCCGACTGTTTCTCCAGCAACAATATATTCTTCATGAATACACCAATCGCTTTCCAAGCAGTCGCTTGGGCTTGCCAACCATCCATATACGTTATTGTCTGGATAAACAATAGCCATCTGATTTTGATAGCGAAGAGGAAGACCTCGAACGCAAACCTTATCCTTGACAGCTTGTGGAAGACTTGTCATTTTAGGAATAATTTCGATAGGAACTTCAGAAGGCACTTGCATGAATACAAACATGCCTTTACCATTCCAACCTTCCCTGCTAACAATCTTTCCTTGCTTCATGGCTTCAAGAGCCTGACCGAATGTTTGATTTTTAATCATAGTTTTGAGATAATTTGATTTAGGGTTTTTTGATACGTCATTTCTCTTCCAAGAGAGATGCCGTTTTCATTTAAAATTTTAGCTTTTGATTCAGCCGTTTCCATGGCAGCAATAACATCTTCTTCATTCCAATCAAAAAAGACTCCTTGGTTGAATTGAGAACCTGGCGTAAAGAATACTCCATCACTTGCTGGAATTGTACCTTGTGGTTGCACAAGAATAGAATTCTCAGCATTAGCCCAATCTTTATGAGATGTAGCATCAAGCACAACTGACCACTTTCCTAAACAGGTTGCATTAAAAGCTGGCAAGTTCCAACCTTCTGCTCCCGAAAGACCAGTAAGATCAATATCAATAGCGTTCAAGAAATCATTCACTTCCGCATTTGTTTTTAAGTAAGGAATGAAATTAATGTTGCTGTATTGTTTTCCTTCAAGAGTTTGAGCAAGAATTTGTTGCATCTGCTCAGGCTTAAAGAAAGGATTAGTTACACAGCAAGAAAGTAGGTAGTTTGGATTATTACCATACTTCTTAAGCCAAGTTTTAATGATTTTAGCAGTATGCTTGCGATACTCAAACTTACCCATTAAACCAAAGTGAATTCGATTTGGAAGATAAGTTTTTCCCGTCTTATGAAAAGACTGGTCAAATCCAAGAGTGAAAAGCTCGGTATTGTCGCAATTACTAAATTTATCTAAAGAATAGCTAGAAGAGAAAAATGTCTTATCTTGCAATTTGACAAGAGTTTGTTCTTCAGCGGTAGGCTCGGAACACTCGTAAAATGTAACTAAATACTGACTCTTTGTTTTGCGATTATCGCTTCCATTTAAATGCCAAAGTTTAATTGAAGGCACGTCTTTCTTTAGAAAAGAAAACCTATTCTGTACAGAATTTTCCAACCATTGAGCAAACTCAGGCTCAACGGAGTGTGCTGAAACATCGGGGTTTCCAACTGGAAACAAACCAACATCATGTCCAGCTTTCCACATCTCCCTTAGCAAGTTGACAGCAACATTACCAAAGGAGAGTGAATTGAGGGGAGCTTCAAAAATAAATTGCATATCTTAAAAAGGAATATCGTCTTCGTCGCCAACTGCGCCAGCCGACTCAACTTCATCATTCTGAGATTTGTTTTCAACGGGTTTAGACTCTGGCTTGCTGGCTTTAGAAGATTCTGAATTCGATGTTAATTTTTCAAATTTAGGAACGAAGTTTACTCTATCAGCCACGATAAAAGTTTTCATAACCTTCTTGCCTTCTTTGTCAGTATAGGAGTCTGCTTTTAAGCGACCCTCAACAATAACTCCAGAACCTTTCTTGAGAATCTTACCACAAGTTTCACCTTGCTTGTCCCAAACATCAACGCTCATATACAGAGTTTCCTGATCTTTGGAGCTTGCTTCATTGTAAGCGATTCGCATATTAGCGATAGCTTTGCCTGTTTTTGTGTAGCGAACTTCTGGATCAGCTACTAGATTTCCGAATAGGATTGTTCTATTGATCATAATTTACTTCTTTTTTTATTTCTTTAATAAATCTATTGTGAATATTAATGCATCCTTGAATTGATAATTTCAATTTGTTAGCAATTTTCTCCCAAGGGGTTAATTTATTCCTGAACCCATCTTTATAACGCATTTGAATAATCTTTCTTACTCTATGGTCTTCGCTTTTTTCTGCTTTCTCAAAAATTAAATCTACAACCTCTTTTTCTGAGGATTCTGAAAAATAATCTTTATCAATTAAATGCTCTTCTTGACTTCCCACATCGCAGTATTCATACTTTTTAGCTCGGTTATGAATATTCAAACACTTCCAACGAATTTCATTTCCTAAATAAGTGCTGAATTTTATGTTGCGATTTGGATCGTATTTTAAAGCTTTTTCGTAGATAAACAAGTCTTTTTCATCTATAATGTCTGACTTGCAAACATTAGATTGATCAGAGATTGTTTGATTAACTATTTGTAAATAAATACCAGAATGACGAGAGATTAGTTCTTTTAAACAGTCTTCATCTTGGTCTTTTTTGATTTTTTGGATAAGGGATAAGTCGTCTGCCATTTTTCTATGACCTCCGAACTAAAGCTGCTTTGAAAAAAAGCATAACAATAGTCAGTTAAGAGTTTTACGTCTTGATCGCCAAAAGTTTTCCAAATAAAAGAAATATTTGATTTTTCAATCAAAAGAGGATCATTGATTCTCTCTTCTTCATTTGGTGGTTCAATTAGTTTCCCATTTTCGTTAACGCGACCAATATGAATTAAAAATCCATTATTAGATTTAATCCAATCTGCCTCATTCTGATAACGCACATCAGAGATGATAGTTAGAGTATCTTTTTTCATGTTTTTCTCTACTACATCAATCCAACAATTTTCATTCAAAGCTCTGCGCACATGAGTTCCATAAGCAACTAAAAATGGACGAATAATTTTCTTCTCTTCGTCATTGACATTGAAAGGGTCAATACCAACGTGCTTTTTTAGAAATGGTTTAACTTCTTTCTTAAGTTGATCAGCTAAAGCGATTCTTTCAGCTTTAACTCCAAGCTCTTTGAGAATTTGAACGAATCCATTTGCGAGAGTATCTTTGCCGCTGCGTGCGACTCCTGAAATTCCTATAATCATAATTTTATTTTATAAATTCCATTTTATACTTTTTAATTTTTCGAAAAACTCTTCTGTAGTTAAATTTTGTTTAAACGAATTTACTGCGAAACAGCACCAAACAACATTTCCTTTAACGTATCCAAGAGAAGGCGTCTTTCTATCTAAAGACGGCGTTTGCCATCCTTGAAAGCCTTTAATTTTACCTTCAGCTTTCATTGGTAATGAAGAATAATAACAGATTCCATTTTGACTATTCCATAAGTCTAATAAGAATTTTTCATCAAGATTAAATTCTATCCCGTTTTTTTTACAATTGCTTTTTATAGAAGAATTTCTTTGCCTCAAATATAATGAAAAATTGTTTTCAAATGAAAATTTTAATCGAGTCTTCCTGTTAGCTTCGCATCTCTTTACAGAATCAAGTTTATGATAACATTCTCTACAAATTTTAGATACTCCACCAGATAAATTTTTACTTTTATTAAAAAAAGATAAATCTTTCCATTCTTTACATTTGAAGCATTTTTTATTATTTCCAACTACAATAGGACATTGATGTTTTCTAAAAATATTCCTAAATTCCCTCTCCATCACTTGATGACAATTATCACATTCTACAAAAACACATTTTCTTGATTGAGGTTCTAAAGAACTAGATTTGTAGCGATATTTACTATAAGTTAAATCTTCGTGGACATGTACAGTATTAAACATAATAATTATTACACGAGGATTTGGAAATTGTGAAATTTAAAACCCCGTTGATCCAAAGCCTCCTTCTTGACGTTCCGAATCTTCTAGTTCATCAACAACTTCAATTGTTGGGTGAAAGTGAGGTTGAAAAACTAATTGGCAAACCTTGTCTCCTTTTTTGTAAATCTTTTCAAGATTTACATATCCAATAATATTTCCAAACGCATTCACTATCAAATCTTCTGGTTGAAAGATGTATTTGAATCTTACTTTAACATTACCTCTATAGCCTGAATCAACTACTCCTACTGAATTAGCAAGTGTAAGATTATAATTACTAATACTTGAGCGAGGAAAGATTAGAGTAAAAACATCTTGGCTTCTAGCCACAAATGGCTGCAAGCCATCAAGCTTAATTCCCAAGTCATATTCAATGTAATCAACTGAATACCATAAACCGCTGCTGTAATCTTGCTTGCCAACAATTTTTGGTTCTGAAACAGATTTAGCATCATATCCAACATCACCTTCCTTTGCTGGAAGGCTTAGTTCGCCATTAATTTCTTCAATGTAAATAAAAGAGTTCATCTTATTCGTTTATTGGTTCTAAATCTTTAGCTAAATCATGAAAACCAGCATTCGCCAAAATAGCTGATGAGCTAAAGAAATGAGCATTCTCCAAATCCTCAGTAATCTCTTGGCACATGATTGCAGTACCAACCACAAAATTAGCTTGATCAGTTGAAGCAAAATGTATTAAGGCTTCTGTCATTGCTTGAGTAACGGCTTCTGTAGCATCTTCTGCATTAATAACTGACTGCCATCCTCCGCTTTTGCAGAAGTAAAGTTTTTTGATTGAATTCTGTGGATAAAACATGATTAAGTTTATAACAAGGAAAATGTTCTGTCAAGAACTTTTCCTATTTTTATGAGAGTAAATTTTATATAACTTTAATAAAAATTAAATTCTATATTAATTCTACGTCTCGTATAATGTTAACGTTAGGGGGTACGAGGGGGAGGAGACTAATATTTCAACCTTTTTTCGAAAATCTTTGCAGAGTTATGAAATTATTGTTTTTTCTGCTTAACGAAATAACACATTTTTCATGAAAACCCTTGACTAAAGTAGCTTTGTCGTGTAATATATCGGTATGACAAATTCAGAATCTACCAAGACAATCTTTGATGAACAAATTGCTCGAAAACCAGATAAATATCCTTGGGCGCAAGAATTTATTGCTGTCATGCATGAAGGCTTTTGGACACACAAGGAATTTAGCTTTTCAAGTGATGTTCAAGACTTTAAAGTGAATCTCTCCGATGAGGAAAGGGAAATTGTTATTCGCACTCTTTCAGCAATTGGTCAAATTGAGGTTGCTGTTAAAAAGTTTTGGGCAAAGCTTGGTGATAATCTACCACATCCCACATTGACTGATTTGGGATACGTTATGGCGGGCGTTGAGGTTATTCATAACAACGCATACCAGAGGCTTTTAGAAGTTCTTGGAATGGAAGATATTTTTGAGCAAAATCTCAAGCTTGATGTTGTTTCTGGACGAGTCAACTATCTCAGAAAGTACAATCATAAATTCTATAAAGATTCTCGTAAACAGTATGTTTATGCATTGATTTTGTTTACTCTATTCATTGAGAATGTTTCTTTGTTTTCTCAGTTTTACATTATTCTTTGGTTCGGAAGATTCAAGAATGTGCTTAAAGACACTACTCAGCAAGTTACTTATACCAAGAACGAAGAACTTATTCATGGTAAAGTTGGCATGAAGCTTGTGAATACCATTCGTAAAGAGTGTCCAGAACTCTTTGATGAAGAGCTTGAGCAGAAAATCCTTCATGAAGCTGGTGAGGCTTTCAAGGCTGAAAGCAAGATTATTGATTGGATTATTGGCGATTGGCAAGACAAGAGAATTTCCTCTGATATTTTGAAAGAATATATTAAGAGCAGAATTAATGATTCTTTGAAAGAAATTGGCTTCAGTAAGTTATTTGATATTGACCATTCAAAAGCTAGAGATTATGAATGGATGGATGAAGAAGTGTTGGCGAATAATGCTGTTGATTTCTTTTATCAACGCCCAACAGACTACGCAAAGGCAAACAAAACTTTCGAACTAGACGACTTAGTTTAATTTTTAATCATGAGTAAATACTACTGGCTTAATGAAAAGTCCCGCGAATTCTTGTCTCGCGGATATGTCAAGGAAGGTCAAACCGCAGAGCAAAGAGTTCGTGAAATTGCTGAGGCTGCTGAAAAATACTTGGGCATCGCAGGTTTTGCTGACAAGTTTGAAGATTACATGTCTCGCGGCTGGTTCAGCTTATCTTCTCCTGTTTGGGCTAATTACGGCTTGGAAAGAGGTTTGCCTTGTTCTTGTAATGGTTCTTTTATTGATGATACAATGGAAAGCATTCTGTACAAGAATGCAGAAATTGGAATGATGACAAAAAATGCTGCTGGAACTTCCGCTTACTTTGGCAAGCTTCGTTCTCGCGGAGCGCCTATTTCTTCAGGTGGAACTTCTAGTGGGGCTGTGCATTTTATGGAGCTTTTTGATAAAGTCTCTAATGTCGTTTCTCAGTCTAGCGTTCGTCGCGGTTCAATGGCTGCATATCTAGATATTGATCATCCAGATGTTGAAGAATTCCTCCGCATCAAGGGAGAGGGCCATCCTATTCAAGACTTGAGTATTGGTGTTTGCATCTCTGATGAATGGATGGAAGGACTACTCAATAAAGACAAGGAAAAGTTAAAGATTTGGGGCGAAGTAATTAAAAAGCGTTTTGAAAGTGGTTATCCATATTTACATTTCACTGGCAATGCAAATAAAAATGCTCCAAAGGTTTATCAAGATAAAAATATCAAAATTTACGCCTCCAATCTCTGCAATGAAATTCAACTTTCTTCTGACGCTGAAACATCTTTTGTCTGTGTGCTTTCTAGCATTAATCTCCTTCATTATGAAGAGTGGAAGGATACTGACGCAGTTGAACTTTTAACTTATTTCTTGGACACTGTTACTGAAGAGTATATTCAGAAAACAAAAGATATGCCATTTATGGCGGCTCCAAATAAGTTTGCTAGAGAACAGAGAGCTATTGGTCTTGGAGTTCTTGGTTGGCACTCTTTCCTTCAAAGCAAAATGATTGCTTTTGAAAGCATGGAAGCTAAAATGCTCAATGCTCAAATCTTTAAACTCTTGGACGATAAGAGCTTAAAGGCAAGCAAAGAGCTTGCTGAAAAATATGGTGAGCCAGAACTTCTAAAAGGTTATGGAGAAAGAATGGTAACAAGAATTGCAATCGCTCCAACGACTTCTTCTTCATTTATTCTTGGTCAAGTTTCTCAAGGAATCGAGCCTCAAAACTCAAACTACTATGTTAAGAAACTCGCAAAAGGCTCCTTTACTTATAAAAATCCATACCTAAAAGAACTCTTGCAACAAAAAGAACAAGATACCCAAGATGTTTGGAAAAGCATTCTTGAAAAAGGCGGTTCTGTTCAGCATTTGGATTTTCTTTCCCAAGATGAGAAAGATGTTTTTAAAACTTTTGGAGAACTATCTCAAAAAGAAATTGTTATCCAAGCATCACAAAGACAAAAGAGAATCGACCAAGGACAAAGCTTGAATTTAATGATTCCTCCATCCGCATCAATTGGAGAAGTTAGCAAGCTTCTCATCTTTGGTTGGCAGCAAGGAATTAAAGGATTTTATTACCAGCGTTCAAGCAATCCAAGTCAGCTTCTTGCCCGATCATTAAACGAATGCAAATCATGTGAGGCTTAACAATTTACTAGATATTTTTTAATTTTTAAGTGTAAAAATAAATCATGGAAGTAGATTTCTCTCAACAAATTTCTGAAAGCAAAAAAAGAGCAGGACCAAAAAGTTCTGCTCAGTCACCAGCACAAGAAGAAGAAAAGAAAAAAGGTTCAAAAACTAATGAACCTGGCTCTGCTGGCACCAAACCAGATGCGAAAGAACGTGCAGAAAAAGCACTTGAGAGAGATGACGAAAAAGAACTCGTTAAAGCTGAAATTACATTTAATGACAAAATCATTAATTCTTTAAAAAAGAAGGCTGAAGAGCATAACTCCAAGCATGACAAAAAAGTAAGCGTTTCTCAATTAAAGAAAGTGTATCGTCGCGGTCTTGGAGCTTTTAGTTCAAGTCATCGCCCTGGCAAAAGCCGTCAGCAATGGGCAATGGCTCGCGTTAATACATTTCTCAAAATGATGCGCGGAGAAAAAGTCAAGGATGCTTATAGAGCCGCTGATGGCGATATTGCTAAAGGCTCTGAAGCTTTTGATCATGATCATTTGTATGATGCTTATGAAGATGTTGAGCTTCAATTAGCTCATATTCATTTGGTTGAAGCTGGCGTTTCATTTGACGAAATGAATATTTTCAATGACGACATTGATTATACAGAAGCAGAGAAGAAAACATTAAATAAACCATTTAGACTACCTTCTGGCTCCAATAAGAAATTTGGAGTTTACGTTAAAAACGATAAAGGTAATACTGTGATGGTTAAGTTTGGTGATCCCAACATGGAAATCAAAAGAGATGACCCAGAAAGGCGTAAAAATTTCCGCGCTCGTCATCAATGCGATACTAATGTTGGCCCAAAATGGAAGGCTAGATATTGGTCATGCCGCTTTTGGAGTAAGAGTCCAGTGTCAAAAATGACAGCAGAAGAACTTGCAGAACTAGACCCAATCGAAGCTTTTTATATTAAACAGGAAGAAAGAACTTCTTCTCTAGAAGAGAGCGGTTTTGATGAAAACGAAATTCCTACACAGGAAGAAGTTTTGGCATTAAATCCTCTTTTTGATAATGTTTATTATATTGAGGAAGAAGCAGGAATTTAAGCTAGAATTACTAATTAGGTAACGTATCATCTTATATAGATCATGCGTTACCATGTTTAGTATTTATCATTCCGCTTTTAACCTAATTAAGCATGGCTTCGTTGGTTGGCAACAAAGCGTTCAAAATTCTTGTCAATTTGCAGACGAAGTAATTATCGCTGTAAATACATCTGTTGATGGCACTAAAGAAGCTATCGAAGAAACTCTTAAAGACTTCAGTAATTGGAAAATTATTGAAACCAATTTTAGTTACCAAGACCCTTGGCTTGACGGTAAAATTAAGAACGAAGCTTTACAAGCTTGCACGCAAGATTTTAAGATTCAACTCGATCTTGACGAATATATCCCATTGTGGCAAAAGCCCATTTGGGAAAATATGGCAATGCAGTTGCAATTTCATCCGTGCCAATGCGCAGCAGTAGCATCAGTCAATCTTTATAAGGATTGGGATCATTTATCTTCTGTTACCAATAAACAATACTTCCATAGAGGACAAGCTTATAGAGCGCCTTGTATAGCTGCAAGAAAGCAAGATGGAACTATTAATACTAAAATGAGCGATGGCTGTGACTTGGTAGATTCGCAAGGCAGCTTTATTTCCACAATCGGAACTCCAAGTGATCAAAGCATTCTTGAACAAAATATTGTTCCATTTGTTGTGCATTTTGGATATGTTGATCTTAATTCTCGACTCAAGCGCAATCATGAATTCTGGCATGAGCATTGGTATGTTGAAGGCGGTGGACAAGACCCCGCCCATGTTATTCACATGAAGCACGAAGATTTTGAATACCCTTATATTCAACATAAATTAAAACTATGAATCACATATACCAAAACATAGAAGGTTGGTTCGATTTTCCAAATCTATATTCATTTATTGTAGAGCAGTCTCCAAATGATGCTAAATTTGTTGAGGTAGGAAGTTGGCTTGGTAAAAGCTCTTCTTACATGGCTGTCGAAATTGCTAATTCGAAAAAGAATATCTCTTTTTATTGTGTCGATACTTGGCAGGGCAGTGAAGAGCACTCATCTAATGATTTAATCGTTAAAAATGAACTCTATAATTCTTTCTTAAGGAATATATCGCCTGTCCAAAATTATATTACCCCACTTAGACTTTCTTCAAAAGAAGCTTCTGAAAAATTTGAAGATGAATCTTTAGACTTTATTTTTATTGATGCAGGACACTCTTACGAAGACGTTTCTGAAGATTTGAAATGCTGGTTTCCGAAATTAAAAAAAGGAGGATACTTTGCTGGGCATGATTATAGTCCTGCTTGGCCAGGAGTGATAAAGGCAGTAGTTGAATGGTCAGTCGAAAACAACTACACTATCTCATTTGTAGAGGAAAGTTGCTGGTTAATGAAAAAACCAGTAGAATCTAAGGAAGTAGCTGTTATTTCTTCTCATTACAAAGAAGACTTAAATTGGGTTAACTTTATTAAGTATCCAGTGAAAGTTTATTCAAAAACTTTAAAAAATAAAAATTTTATTAATTTTAATAAAGTTCAAGAAGCGCCAGCATATTTAAAATATATTATCGAAAACTATAATAACTTGCCAGAATACAGTATTTTTATTCATGGTCATTTAATGTCAGAGCATCAGAGCGATAATATTATTAATATTGTTAATAGTATTGATTTCACCAAAGATATTATTAATTTGAATCGCGAAGATTGGGTTCAAACAATTTCTAGGGGCGACGAGTTTGAAGATAGAAAGTTTTCGTGGATTGAAGAAAATTGGAAAGATTTAATTGGAGATTATTTACCATTACCTGATTCATTATCTTTTCCTTCTTGCGCTCAATTTTCAATACATAAGTCAAAAATAACTCAATATCCAATTGAGTTTTGGCAACATCTTTTTAATTGGTGCGAAAAAACAGAATTAGATAATTTTATTTCTAGTAGGATTTTTGAATATATTTGGTACTATATCTTTTCAAAACAAAATTTTTTTAAATGAAAACAGTTATTATTACAGGTGTCACTGGTCAAGATGGTTCGCTAATGGCAGACTATCTATTAAAAAATACAAATTACTTTGTGCTCGGCGCTCATCGTCGTCTTAGCGTTCCTAATCACGACAATATTGAACACCTTAAAAATCATCCAAGATTTTCAACAATTGAACTAGACATTACTGATCCAGAAAATATCAACCAAGTAATTCGCGATAAAAAGCCAGATTATTTTATTAATTTTGCAGCTAATTCTTTTGTTGGTAATAGTTGGAAAATGCCAGTGAATCACATGCAAACAAATTGTATGGGAGTTCTCTTTTGCTTGGAGGCTATTAGAAACTATTCTCCACAAACACGATTCTATAATGCTGGCAGCAGTGAGCAGTTTGGCGATGTCATTTACTCTCCGCAAGACATTAATCATCCATTCCGTCCAAGATCACCGTATGGCGCTGCTAAATGCGCTGCTCATCATCTTGTGAAGGTCTATAGAGACTCTTATAATATTTACGCTGTTCAAGGTATTCTTTTTAATCATGAAGGAGTGCGCCGAGGAGAAGAATTCGTCACCCGTAAAATTTCAAAGAATGTCGCCAGAATCTACGAAGCAATTCATTATTCAGGCAAATCATTTTTACCTATTGAACTGGGTAATTTAGATGCTAAGAGAGATTGGAGTGATGCTGAAGATTTCATTAGAGGAATCTGGTCTATGATGAACCAAGAAGCCCCCAAAGACTATGTATTGTCTTCTAATGAAACTCATACTGTTCGCGAGTTTGTGGAGCTAGCATTTAAAGCAGCTTTCATCGAAGGCGAATGGATTGGCAATGGCATTGATGAAATCTTTGTTGAGAAAAAAACAAAACAAATCTTAGTCCAGATTAATCCTCAATTTTATCGCCCAGCAGAAGTCGATCTTCTCTGGGGAGATTCAACTCCAGCTAGAGAGTGTTTAAATTGGCAACCAGAAACATCTTTTCCTAAATTAGTTGAGAAAATGGTTGCAAATGATTTAGATTGGCCGTATGGTAGTTGATGGCTCCTAAGAAACCAAATAAAAAGTCTCTCGTTGCCAAGTTTGTCGAGGTTCCACAAAAATCTAAAAGAGAATTTTGGCAGCGAGAGTATGTGCTTCTCAATCGTTTGATTGAGAGGTATAGTATTGAGTTCTTAAAAGATACAACTTTCACCTTTAAAGGTGAGAGTTTAGCTATTCTTTTTGCAGATAAGATTCTAAAAGATTTAGATTCTAGATTCAGAATCTATAAATCTGATTTGCAATCAAAGCCAGAAATCATCGTACTTAAAGATGATCCTAATGTAGAGAAAAGGCATATCGCCAGAAAACCCAAAACAATCAAAGACTTTTTAAATGGCCAAGACTAAAACACCCGAAGAAAAAAAGATTACTTCTACAGAAGTTCTAAGCACCTTCCTAAAGCAGAACTCAGAAGATCATTACAATTTTGAAGAAACAGTTGACTACAAGGTGTCAAGTGGTTCTTTACAACTCGATTTGCAGCTTGGCGGAGGCTTTGGCCCTGGCTTGCATCGTTTCGTAGGAATGAATGAAGGCGGCAAAACAAGTGAAGCTCTGGAAGTTATGAAGAACTTCTTGAATGAAATTGAAAACTCTAAGGGCTTTTATATTAAAGCTGAAGGTCGCCTTTCACCCGAAATGCAAAAGCGTTCAGGTGTTAAATTCGTGTTTACTGCTGAGGAATGGGTTGCTGGCACTTGCTTTGTTTTTGAAAGTAATATTTACGAAACAGTTGTGGATGCAATGCGTCAACTAGTTTCAAAAAATGAAGAAAAGACAAAATTTTGTTTCTTGCTTGACGCTGTGGATGGATTGATTGCAAAGAACGATATGGATAAGTCTTTTGAAGAGAGCGCAAAGGTTGCTGGTGGTGCAGTTATTGCTGCGACATTTATGAAAAAGCTTTCCATCGCTCTCGCAAAGCGTGGGCACATGGCAATCTTCATCTCTCAGGTTCGGGCAGACATTAAGCTAGACCCTTATTCTAAAGCTCCTGTTCGTCAAACGTCTGCAACAGGTGGCAATGCTTTACTACACTTTGCTAACTGGATTCTAGAGTTTGAACCACGCTTCAAAGGCGATCTTATTCTTAAGACATCAGCAGATAAGATTGATTTGGAAAAAAATCCCCCAATTGGACATTGGGCAAAAGTTACCGTTAAAAAGTCGCCCAATGAAAAGACTAACCTAACAATCCCATATCCAATTCGCTATGGCAGAACAGGCGGTAAGTCTGTTTGGATCGAGAAAGAAATTGTTGATTTGTTACTAGCTTGGGAGCTAGTTGCAAAAAGTGGCGCTTGGTTTGCTCCTACTGAAGACTTTATTCAACTTCTTACAGAAAACAATTTGACATTTCCAGAAAAAATTCATGGCGAAGCTTCTCTTTTTAAAGCTGTAGAAGAAGACCCAGAGCTTTGCAAATTTTTAATCAGCTATTTCAGGAGTTTAATTTCCAATGAAGTTTAAAACTCTTTACGGCAAAGAAAAGACTTTAAAGAATGCTCGTCAATATTTAATTGATTGGCAAAAGAAAACTCGTAGCAAGTTCCAAGATGAAGTTAAACGTTTTCTTTTCCAGTATTGGAAAGATGACGTTACCTTTGAGGAATTAAGAATGGTAGAAACGAGATTAACTTTTGACTTCTTTAATGCAAACAAGAAGATCGCTATTGAAGTTCAAGGGAGACAGCATACTAAATTTGTTCCATTCTTTCACGGAAGCAGAGCAAAATTTCTTCAACAACTAAAAAGAGATTCTAAAAAGTTTGATTTTTGCCAAATCAACGGAATAACCTTGATAGAGATTTATGATGTTTCAGAATTAAATAAAGATTTTTTTGAATCACAAGGAGTTTTTCTGTAAAATAATTATATGAATAAAAAAAATTTCACTAAAGAAATGTCCAAGTTTCAGATGCCGCCAAATTTAATTGACCAACTTTATGAACTAAGTGGTAATGCTGACAAATACAAAGCTATTGTTCTTGGTTATATTTCAGAAGATGGAGTTCCTTTGATTTATGCTAAATATGATTCTCAAGTTGTTGAATTTGGCATGAGAAAAGCAATAGAAAAATATTTAGAAAATGCTGATTCTAATGAATTTATGTTTGGTGGTGAAAATTTAGATGAAGATTTTCTTGACGAAGAAGAGTAAGTGCTGTAGCGTATTGCTAGCATGATTTACTCTTACGAACTTGAAAAACAGCTACTAGCTGGCCTAATTAAAAATCCCGAATCATATTTTGACATTTCCGCTTTTGTTAGCGAACGTGATTTTTATAGTGAAGATAATTCCCTAAATAAAACAATCTTCACAATCGTCAAGCAAGCTCTAGAAGCTCACGAAGATATTGACGATGTAATTATTGCACAAAGAGTTCAGAGCTTAGGCATCTCATTTGATGATGTTATTAATGTCGCTGAGTATGTTAAATCTCTTGGCATGAGAAAAGTCTCGGAAGGCAGTTTAATTAAGACCGCTAAAGAACTCAAGAAATATACAATCCGCAGAGAGATTCATGAATCTTCGCAATCAATCGCGAAGAAGATGAGAACGATTTCACCAGAAAGTAGTTATGGTGAAATTATTTCTATTGCTGATAAAGAATATAATAATCGTATTAATCAATACGAAGTTGGAAACGACTCTCCAGAAAACATCTATGATGAAATGGAAGCTCTAATTGAAGAGCGTGGAGCTAACCCTGTTGAAGAGTTTGGCATGATGGGGCCACACACCAAAATCAACGAAATCTATGGTTCATTACTTCGCCCTGGAAATATTACTGTTGTAGTTGCGCGAAGCGGTGTTGGTAAGACTCAATTTTGCATGGATTACAGCACCAAGGTTAGTTTGCTATACAATGTCGCAGTGCTTCATTTTGACAACGGTGAAATGAGCAAGGAAGAGCTTATTATGCGCCAGTGTTCAGCTTTGAGCGGAGTTCCCATGCACTTGATTGAAAGTGGTCAGTGGCTACGAGCAGGAAAAGAGACTGTTGATAAGGTTCGTTCTGTTTGGAGCAAAGTTAAAAAATTGCAATTTTACTATTATAATGTTGGTGGCATGGATGTTGATTCCATGATTAACACTCTTAAGCGTTTTTATTATTCAAAGGTTGGTCGAGGCAATAAGATGATTTTCAGCTTTGACTATATTAAAACAACCTCTGAAAGCTCATCTGGTAATAAAAATGAATGGCAACTTGTTGGCGAAATGGTTGACAAGTTCAAACGCTGCGTCCAAAAAGATATTTTGTACAATAATGCGCCCATTATTCCCATGATTACTTCCGTTCAGTCAAACCGAAGCGGTATCACAAACAATCGTAATTCCCAAAACATTGTTGATGACGAAAGCATCGTGTCATTGTCTGACCGAATTACTCAGTTTTGTTCACACATGTTTATTCTGCGAAATAAGACTGCTGACGAGATTCTGAATGAGGGAACAAGGTTTGGTACCCACAAGCTCATTAATGTCAAAGCAAGACACTTAGGACGCGATGTAATGGGCGCTGTTGAACCAGTGCGAGTTGGAGATACCCTGCGCAAGAATTTTATTAATCTTGAGTTCAAGAACTTCTGCATTACTGAGCGCGGAGACTTAAGAGATATTGTTTCATTTAACGGATTAGATGAGGAGGTAGAACAAAATGGAAGAAACACAGCACCAGATTTTGATGAACTCTGATGAAATCAAAAATTCTTTAGAGAGAATGGGATATTCCCTAAAGGATTTTGGAAATCACTGGAGAACTAAAGCAATTTATCGCGGAGGCGATAACCCTAGCGCTTTAAAAGTGTATAAGAATACAGGGGTTTGGCAAGACTATGTTCAAGGAAACGGCTCAATGCCATTTCAAAAACTAGTAGAACTAACACTCAAAACCAAAGACCCTAAAGTAATTAAAGAATATGTTGGCAGTGTCAATAGTTCTGAAATTCAATATGTAGTAAAAGAAAAAGTCGAAATGGATAAAGTTTACCCAGAAGAATGTCTCAAGAGACTATTTCCCAATTATTCTTTTTATAAGAAGCGGGAAATCTCTGAGCAGACTCAAGAGAAATATAAATGCGGTTTAGCATCTGCTGGTCAAATGTATCAGAGAATGGTTTTCCCCATTTATAATGATTTGCAACAAGTTATTGGATTTAGTGGTAGAAAAATTAATGATTCTAATAATGCTCCAAAATGGAAGCATATTGGAACAAAAACTCGTTGGATTTATCCAGCCTTCGTTCCTCAAGAAAAAACTGTTGATAAATTAATTGAAGAAAAGCGCGAAGTAATTTTGGTTGAAAGTGTTGGTGATAGTTTAGCTTTAACAGAAGAGGGTTATGCGAATAACTTAGTTACTTTTGGGTTAGACTGCTCACCTTCCTTGTTAAATTATCTATGCTCTAAAAGCTTAGATAAGATCATTATTGCCACAAACAATGATAATGAAAAACAAAAGAACTATGGTAAAATTTCAGCGTTAAAAAATTACATGAAGTTGAGTCAGTTTTTTGACTTTAATCAACTTTCAATTCAGCTTCCTTGGGCTAATGACTTTGGCGAAATGAGGCAGCAAGAAATATCCTTTGCTGATTGGTATAATGCTCCGCAAGCTTCACAGGAACAAAAACTACATGACTATAAAGAATTCTGCTTACTCAACCGTAGTTCTTTCCAAGACAAAAAACTTAAGAAATTTTTAAATAAAATCGAAGATTATGAATGATTCATTAAATGAAACAAATCAGCACAATAGAATGTTTTTCGGCCAACCAATTAGAGAAGATACAACTGCTGAATGCTATCCAACAAAAATGTCTGTAGATGAATTTTGCGAAGCAATTCTTAATAATAAAGAAGCTTTTGCAGAAAACATGAAAAAGCTTTGTCCTAATGATGAAAGATTCGTAGAAGATTGGTTTGAAACTTTTGCTGCATGGTCTGAAATCGAATAAATTTTACTATAAAAATTTTGGAATCTAAAAATAAATGGAGCAAAAAGAGGGTGTTTAAGTGTAATATATTGCATGTATTTATATTTAATAACCAACTTATTGAATAATAAGCAGTATGTTGGAATCACTACGCAGAAAAATCCACATAGGAGATGGATTGAACACAAATCAAAAGCATTAAAAGGCAAAAATAAAAACCCAATTCATTCTGCTATTAAAAAATATGGACATGAAAATTTTAAATTTGAAATCTTCAAGGAGTTAAATAATTCTTGTATTAATCAGCTTTTAAAAGAAGAAACAAAATTGATTTTAAAGCTTAAAACCCTAGCTCCTAATGGATATAATCTAAAATTAAAAAGTTCTTTCCGTATCGCAAGTCCAGAATTATCTTACAAATTATCGTGTGGAAATCAAGGAGTAAGTAAATTAAAAAATTCATCATCTCATTTTATTGGAGTTTATAAGAATCAAAAAAGCTCATCATTTTCGTGCGAAATAGCTTTTCAAAAGAAAAAATATAAAAAAGTTTTTTTACTAGAAGAAGAGGCTGCGAAAACGTACGATATGATGGCTATATATTTTTATGGTCGAGAGAGTAAAACAAATTTTCATCAATCTTTATATTCTGATGAACAGGTAAATAAATGTTTCAATTCTTTTTATGAAAGATCGAGTGATTTTTATACCTCTAAATATAAAGGAGTTTATTTTTCTAAAGAAAGAAATTGCTACCGCATCAGATATAAAAACAAACATGTAGGACAAGCTTCAACAGAAGAAGAGGCATATAAAAAATTACAAGAATATTTAAAAAATAATGTCACATAAAGCCAAGACTCCATTATCTGCTAGTAGAATTAAAACTGCACAAAGTTGCAGTTGGTTATACTGGTGCAAATACCATTTAAAATTGCCAGATAAAGGTAATGAAGGAAGCTCCAGGGGGTCAATTTGCCACTTGGTTTTTGAATGCCTAGGAGAAAAGCGCCACAAAAAACACTACGATCTTATCATCAAGAAGCAGGATATTTTTGCGAGCAAAGCTATTGAGAGAATGGTAATGAAGCACGCTCGCAGAGACAGTGTAGATTCAGAAGACAATATCCAGCAAATTAAGACAATGACGTTGGCTGGACTAGAATACGATTTCTTTGGCAATGCTGAGGGCAAACCTACTCAAGCTTTGAGCGAAGAAGATTTTGATTTCAATTACCAAGACAATGAAGTAAGCTACAAAATCAAAGGTTTTATTGACAAACTCTTTCTATATAAGAAGAAGGGTTTAGCAATTATCCGCGACTTTAAAAGCAGCAAAGAACCATTTAAAGGAAAAGAGATTGAAAATAATCTTCAAGACCTCATGTATGCATTAGCAGTGAGAAAGAAATTTCCTGAGTATAAATTGACTCGCTCTGAATTTTTATTCTTGAAGTTTTTGCCAGAACCAAAAGGAGTCATTCAAATGGACGAATTGACGGATGAAGAATTGCGCGGCTTTGAATTAGAATTAACTCAAATCCAAAAGTATCTTGATAATTTTTCGATTAAAGACGCCTTCTCTGATCTTGCGGCTCGCAGAGACTATCCAAAAGATAATTCCTTTGGTGGTCCATTACAATGCGGAAGAGCCACTCATAAAGGACAGTTGAAAAAAGATGGTAGCGTAATGTACCATTGTCCATATAAGTTTGATTTTTATTATTATAAAATTAACGATATGCAAGGCAATATGGTAGCTTCTTGCTTCTTAGAAGACTTTGACGAATACACTAAAAAATATCCAGAAGATCAGTTCTTGTATCAGACTGTTTATTATTCGGGTTGCCCTGGCCATCAAAAACGGTAAAAGTTCTTGACTTGAGCAACGTACTATGCTATAATTTAGCATGATTCCGCTGTTCAAAACAACTTATAGTATTGGTAAGTCAATACTAACACTACAAGACCCAAGTAAAACAAAAGCTGGCGGTCCCGATAGTGTCATCTCTATTGCAAAAGAAAACAATCTAAAGTCGGTCTTCCTAGTAGAAGACTCAATGATTGGGTTCATTGACGCGCATCAACGATGTAAAGAAAATGATATTCAGCTAATCTTTGGCCTAAGATTGAACTGCTGCAATGACCGAAATAATGAACAGTCTCGGAAAGAAAGCCTTCATAAAATAATCATTATGGCAAAAAATGATGAAGGTGTAAAACATTTAACTCAAATCTATTCTATCGCTAATCAAGAATCAGCGGGATTTGTTGATAGCGAACTTTTGAACAAGTATTGGCATGAGGATTCACTTAAATTATGCATCCCATTTTATGATTCATTTATTTACATGAATCACTTTATTGGCTCAAAGTGCGTGCCTGATTTCAAGTTTACTAAAGCGACTCTATTCATTGAAGATAACGATTTGCCTTTCGATGAGATTTTAACAGAAAAAATTGTTGTCTTTTCGGAAAAAGAAGTTCTAAAAATAGAACAAGTCAAATCAATCTATTATAAAGATAGGAAAGATTTCGAAGCTTGGCAAACTTACAAATGTCTCTGCAATCGCAGTTTCGGAAAACAACAGTCACTATCAAACCCTAACCTTAACCATTGCGGCAGCGATTCTTTTTGCTGGCAAGCCTTCCAAGAATATGAAAGATAATTTGCTTCGTTTTAATTTTAATCAAAAGTATGTTGTTCTCGACACAGAGACAGAAGGACTTAATCTTTTGCGTTCTCGTCCTTGGCAATTAGCTTGGATTGAAGCTGTAGGTAAAAAAATTATTGCCAGACACGAAAGATACATCTGGTGGCCTGACTTAAAAGTTTCAGAAGAAGCCGCAAGAATCACTGGATTTGATTACGGTAAATACAAGAGACTAGCAGTGAGTCCAGAAGAAGTAATCAGTGAATTCTGGCCAATCTTAGAAAATAAAGAGAATAAAATTATCGGCCAGAATATTCTTGGTTTTGATGTTTACATGCTTAATTCTTTGAGAAAGTCTTGTGGACAAGAAGCGTGCTTCAGCTATATTCGTAGAGTATTAGATACGAAAGCTTTGGCCATGTCAATTGCTAAAGAAGTTAAAACTGTTGAGTCTGATGATTTAATTTCTTGGCAGTATCGTTGGCTCAACTATCGCGAAAAAGGAATAAAAACTAGCCAAGCTCACTTGCTTAAACATTACGAGATTCCTCATGATGCAAGCAAACTGCATGACGCTCTTTACGATATTGAAATGACTTTTCAAATTTTCCAAAAGCAAATTTACGACATTGAAATCTAACATGATTAACGAATTCCAAAAATATGAAAACCCCACTCTTCCAGGGGTTAAACTCCCAGAGATTATCATTGACCAAAAATACTATGATTTACTTGAGATTCCCAATTCATCTTCTAATTATCAATTTCTTCGTAAACTTTGTCACAAAGGTGTTCTAGATAAACAAATTGATAAAAAAGAAAACGCTCAAGTTTATTATGACCGAGTTAAGACTGAGCTTTCTCTTTTCGAAGAACTAGGGTTTATTGATTATGTTCTATTGAATTGGGACATTCTTAATTTCTGCCACGAAAACAAAATCCCAACAGGCCCAGGGCGAGGCTCTGCTGCTGGTTCTCTTGTTCTTTATTTGATTGGGGTGACTAAGGTTGACCCGATTGAGTATGAGCTTTATTTTGAGCGATTTGTTTCAAAGAGCCGTGCAAGAAAGATTGAAGTGAACGGCGAAGTATTTCTTGATGGTTCACTTCTAGCAGACGTTGATAACGACATCGCTTACGAACGTCGTCAAGAAGTTATTAAATTCATTGAAAACAAGTACGCTGGTAAGACATGTAAAATTCTCACTCTCAATACATTAAGTAGCAAACTATGCATTAAAGAGTGCGGTAAAATTGTTGGAGAACTGCCAGAAACATCCGTGAATGAAGTTAGCGATTTAATTCCCAAAAAGTTCGGGAAAGTAGCTTCTCTTAAAAACTCTTGCGAAGAAAGTGAAAAGTTTAAGGAGTGGGCAGATGCTAATCCAAAGATTTTCTCTGTTGCTCAAAAACTAGAAGGCTTAGTCAAGAACACTGGTGTTCACCCATCTGGCATTGCAATTAGCCATTACAAGCTCGAAGAAATCATGCCTCTACAAAAGACGGGAGAAGGTGATTTGGTATCAGGTTACGACATGAATAATGTTGCTAGTTTGTGTGTTAAGTTTGATATTCTTGGCCTTCGCACTCTGTCAGTTATTCAAGATGTTTGTCAACAAGTTGGGCTTGATATTTTATCAGTTAATCTTAGGGACGAAGAGATTTATTCTAACCTTCAAAACTTAATTGCTCCACAAGGACTATTCCAGATTGAAGCTGATACAAACTTCCGAGTAGCTCAAAAAGTAAAACCAAAGAATCTAGAGCAGCTTTCTGCCGTGGTTGCTATTGCTCGCCCTGGAGCTTTGGATTTCTTGGACAGATATTCTCGGTATGTAGAGACTGGAGCTTTCCAAAGCGTTCACCCATTCTTCGATGATATTCTAGAATATACTGGTGGCATTCCTTTGTATCAAGAGCAGCTTATGAGAATGGCTGTTAAGGTTGGGTTTACCCTAGATGAAGCTGAACAACTTCGCCGCATCGTAGGCAAGAAGAAGGTTGATCAGATGGCAGCTTGGCAAGACAAGATCAAGCAGAAGATTGAGGAAAATAAGCTAGACCCTGTTATTTCAGAAGTCTTGTGGAAAGTCGCAGAAGATAGTGCAAACTATTCATTCAACAAGTCGCACTCAATCTCATACGCTATTCTTGCTGCTTGGACGGTTTATTTGAAATTTAAATATCCTCAGAACTTTTTCTTGAGTTTGTTGAAAATGAGTCAGTTCGAACCAGATTCTTTTGCAGAAATTAATAAGATTACTCAGGAGCTTCAACTCTTTAATATCAAGCTTTTGCCGCCTGATTTGAGTAAGTCTAAAAATGATTTCGCCATTGAAGGTAGGAATATTCGATATGGATTAAATAGCATTAAAGGAATCTCTGACAATACTCTTGATTCTCTTATGGAGTTTTGCCAAGCAGACTTGAAAACTAAATACGATGTATTCATTGCAGCTAAACAAGTTGGGCTAAACATTGGTAATCTATCCGCATTGATTCAGGCTGGCGCACTTAATAGCTTTTCAGAAGATCGTTGCCGTTTAGTTTTAGAGGCTCAAGCCTTTAACATCTTAACCGAAAGAGAAAAGAGGCTATTCATGTCTTTGGGTGAGAAATATAATTACGATATTTTAAACACAATCCATGATTGCGTTAAAAATAAACAAGTTGGGGACGATAACAAGCCAATCATGAATGAAAAGAGATTTGATACATTCAAGGGTAAGTATGCTGGCTATCGTGAAATTTACGACAAGAATAGCAAAAGTCCTAAATTTGCTAACTGGTATTTTGAAAGCAAATTACTTGGTTACTCTTATTCTTATAAGATCAAGGATATTTTTTCGGAAGAAAGTTCAGAACGATACACTGATTGTCTAACATTCAATTCCCTTGACATTAACGAGTCCGTGCGTATGGTAGGAGTGGTGAAAGACTGCTTTAAGAAGAAAAGCGCCAATGGAAATAAATATGCTAAACTCGAAATCTCTGATGAGAATGGCAAAATTAGAGCTATGCTTCTTGATTCTGCTAGACAAGCTAAACTTACCGAATATTTGGACAATGGCAACAAATTACCAAAAGAAGAAAACATTGTAATCCTTTCTGGACGTAAAGGAGAAGATATTCTTTTTATTGATAAAATGGCTATTTTAGATGAAAAGATTTATATGAAACTATCTGAGATTAAATAAGTGTAAAAATATGAGGATGAAAAATTTTAATTTGACCCCGCGAGTCAAAAAAGCAATTCAACAAGCACAAAATGTCGCTAAAGAATTGGGGCATGAGAGAGTTAATTGTGCCCACATATTCAAAACGATTCTTGAATTGGATTATCCATTATTTAATAATCTTTTTCGTCCTTACTTAGTTAACCGATATGACTTAGCTTCTGAAGTTATTCCTTTTGTTTTAGAGAATCACCCATCTTTCTTTAAGAAAAGAGTCAATCAAAAAACTTGGCACAACGAAGTTGAAGAAATTTTAAAATTCTCTAATGAGACTGGTATGCAATTAAATCAGGAATACATTGGCGTTGAACACGTTCTGTATTCATTAGTTATGACTTCTCCTACTGTCAGGGGATTCTTAGCTGCAAAAAAATTTCCAGTAGATCGTTTTGCAAATACTCTTATTGAGTCAATGAGTCCTCAAAAGATGATGTCTCAAGAAGAACCAGTTGTCACAGAAGAGGCTGTAGATATTGAGAGTGAAAAAGCGGAAGATGTAAAATATATTCGCAAGTATTGTGTTGATTTAAATAAACTAGCTTTAGAGAATAAACTCAACAACGTTTATGGGCGAGAAAAAGAAATCGACGCTTTGGCTGAAATTTTATTGAGAAAAAACAAGAGCAATGCAGTTCTTATTGGAGATCCTGGCGTTGGTAAAACAGCAATCGTTGAAGGATTAGCTCACAAAATTACTCATGGAGAAACTACTGATCTTCTATCAGGCAAGATTATTCTATCTCTTAACTTAGGTTCTCTTGTTGCTGGAACAAAATATAGAGGCCAATTCGAAGAGAGATTTCAAGGTCTTTTAGAAAATCTTAAAAAAGATCGTCGCTATATTCTTTTTATTGATGAAATTCATACAGTGATTGGCGCTGGTAGTGGAGAAGGTTCTCTCGATGCGGCGAACATGATTAAACCAGCCCTAGCTCGCGGAGAAATCACTTGTATTGGCGCTACAACACATGCTGAGTACAAGAAGGTCTTTGAGAAAGACTCTGCGTTAAAACGCCGTTTTGAGTCTGTTTCTATTGATGAGCCTAACACTGTTCAAACCATCAACATTATCAAAAATGCGAAAACTCAATTTGAAGAATTTCATTATGTTAATTTTTCAGAAGATATTATCAAAGATTTGATTTATCTTTGCGATAAATACATGCCATATAGGAAGTTTCCAGATAAAGCCTTTGACATGATGGACTTTATTGGTTCTAAAATTAAGATTAAAAATTTTAAACTTCCAAAGAGTATTAAGGACTTAGAAAAAAAAATCAAACAAACTCTTAACGGAAAGACCAGCAATCAAACTCATGACAAGTGCAACGAAATGATTGCAGACTTTGGTGAAAAACTATGCAAGTGGTCAACTAAAAGTCAAAAAAAAATCAACGTCTCTAGGGAAGATTTAATCTCCTTCTTCGCAGAAAGGCTTCAAATTAATAAAGATAAAATTGTTATTTCAGATAATGATTGCGGTGAAGACATTGCATCGTCTTTGAAAAAGCTTGTATTTGGTCAAGACAAAGCAATTGATAAAATTTCTGATGTTTTAACTTGCTCCCGCGCAGGGTTAAAGTCTAAAAATAAACCTCTTGGTAAATTTTTATTCATTGGTCCTACTGGCGTAGGTAAGACTTGGACTGCGAAACTTCTTGCTGACAAGTTCTTTGGTAATGAAAAACTTATTCTTAAATTAGACATGAGTGAATACCAAGAAAGCAGTTCAATTAATAAACTAATCGGTTCTACCATTGGTTATATTGGTTCTGAAGAAGGAGGAATTCTTACAGAATTTGTTCGCAATAATCCAAACTCTGTTGTGCTTTTTGATGAAATTGAGAAGGCTCATAAAGACCTTTCTAATATCTTGCTTCAAATTATGGATGAAGGTTATGTAACAGACAGTCTTGGTCGAAAAATTGATTTCACTAATACTATCATTATTTTAACTGGCAACATTGGTCATGAAACAGCCCAGCCAAAACCATCAATGGGATTTATGCAAACAGCAGAAGAACCATCTGATAATTATAAAAAAGCTGTGGAATCTTTTTTCCGTCCAGAATTCTTAGCTAGACTTGACGAAGTAATTATTTTCGAGAAAATTACTGGCAAAGAATTTAATCAAATGCTAGAAAAATTAATCATTAAAACTAAAAAGCTCTTAGCAGAACAGAACAAAAATATCTCTCTTGAAGAAGAAGTATTCCCTTTTCTACTTAAGAAGCTTGAAGGTCAGGGTAATAATGCCAGAATGATTGAAAAAATTTATCGTCAGCATTTTGAAATCCCATTAGCCAAGTTCTTGCTCAAAACTTCTTCATCTGAAATTTATGCAAAAATTAATAGTAATGATGTAATTTTTTCCTAATCTTATCGTTATTAATATGAAAGATATGAAAACCGATATTAACGAAAATAAAATCATGAGAGCTATGCGCTCTAGCCGTGGTCAATTCTTTGGACTCACTACTACTCAAGGCAACACTATTAACGGTCGTTTCGTTAGTGAAACCGCTCGATACGTTCGCGTATTTGATCGAAATCGCAACACTAACCTAACAATTGCCAAGACTAGTCTAGCTAGTATTCGCTGTAATAATGTCCTTATTGGATAATTAGCAATAACAAAAAACTATGAAAACCCGTCGAATTAGACGGGTTTTCTTTTTATTATAAGTATGCCGAGAATAGCTAACCTCTTCAAAGAAAAACTATACGTTTTCAGCAATCAGCCAGAAGTATATTCTTCGGAAAAAGATTTAATTAAAAGTATTTTTTGGCAAGAGAATTTAAATGAACCCAAGGACATTAAGTTTGTTGATGCCAATATTAATAATGATTTATTTTTAGTGAATAATGAAGATGGTAATTTTTACGTCAAACTATCTTTAGATTTAGAAAATTCACAATTAGATAAAGAGTTTAATATCATTTCAGATAATATTGAGCACTTGCTAACTCCGTTTGCAGTTTCTTACGGGTTTAGTGAATTACTAGGTCAAGTTGAATTCTCTATTTTAGCAGAAGTTCCTGCTCCTAATTTATCAGATTTTGGAATAGCTAAGTTTCTAGAAAATCCCGATATATCTCAGAATTTCTTTCAAAAACTAAGTCAATTTCGCGCTCAACGAAATCTCACGTCTTTCGAAGAATATTGTGAACCTTATTTAAATTTTGATATTTTTAAAGTTCCAGATGTTGAAATCTCTTGGATAGAGAGACATAGGGATATTAAGAAAATCATTCAAGAACAAGTTATATATTTACAAAAATTACTGCTTCAAAAAATAAAAACTTTTAATTTGCCCAAAGTTCATGTGTGTCATGGAAACCTAAATCCATCAACAGTCCTTATTTTAGGAGACTATATGCACGCTATTAACTGGGAAAAAGCATATCATGGAGATCAATACTTAGAGCTTTGCGGGTTAAAGTATGAACTATTCTTTGATGAAGTTGTTGAAAAAGAGCTTTTAGCTAAATTCGCTGAATCTAGTGATTATAAAATCTCAAATGAACGAATGATGGATTATGCATTATTCTCCAAGTATTTTCATTTGCTTAAAATCATGATAGACTACTTGAATGAAACATATATTTTAAAAGCAAACAGAAAAAATAAAATATTAAATTGCGCTATTAAGCTTAGTAGAAATTATGATACATTTTATCAATTGCCTGATTTTGATAAAAAGTTGAAACCTATAGCAGAATTTTTCGCAGAAAGTGTAATTTAGTTATATGCCTTTACCATCACCAAGTAAAAAAGAAACACAACAGGAATTCGTAAGTCGCTGCATGGGCGATGAAATGATGAATGAAGATTATAAAGATCAAAAGCAGCGTGCTGCTGTTTGCTATAGTCAATTTAGTCGCCGCATGAAAAACAAGGGCGAGGCTTCTTGGGATGACGTTCGCAAAGGAGACAGCTTAGGTTTAATTTAATTTTTATAAAGGCAAAAGGAAAATATGGCAACTTACGTTTTACAAAATTCTGCTCAACAAATTGATCAAGCCGTTGGCGCGGCTTATTCAGGACTAATTGTTGCGGGTACTGGAATTGTTAGATTAACTGGCGCTCAAGAAATTAGCGGGGTTAAAACCTTTGCGGATTTTGCTTACTTTGAAAGTGGCGCAAATTTATCTGGACTTTCCAGCATTGAAAAGGTTAATTTGACCAATTCTGTTTACAGCATTTCTCCAACAGGAGATAATACCGTAGATTTAGGCTCTCAAAGCAAGAGATTTAAAACTGGATGGTTTAACACCATTACTGGTAACAGCGGTATTATTGGTGGCGATTTTACTGTTTTGGGCACATTGAATGCCACTATTGTTCCAGCTATTAGTCTTAATAATGCTCAAGGTAATAATCTCACATTAAGCGGAACCACAAACTTAAATAATGCTAATTTTAGCGGCAATGCTATTGTAGCTAACGTGCTAACCACTAGTGGTAATTTCAATGTTTCTGGCAATTCCATTTTTAATGGAACCATTACTGCTACTGGCAATAAAACTTTTTCAGGTACTTTCAGCCAATCAGGAAGCTCCACATTTAACGGCGACATTAATCATAATGGAGTATTAACTTCAACAGGCATTTGGAATCATACTGGAGTTTTCAACCAAAGTGGCGACGTTTATTCAAATGGAGCTTTAACACACACAGGATTAGCTTTTTTCAATAATAGCTATACTGGTTTTATTGTGAGTGGGGTTGGCTTAGGCCAATCTGTTACCATCTACTCTCCAGTGAATATTATTGGCGACGTAGAAATATCTGGACAATCTTTCATTATTAAGAACGATATTTCCCATTCTGGAAATTTCTCTCAGACTGGCGCAGTGTTTATTACTGGCAATGTTGCAATTTCTGGCGCTTCTACCTTCAACGGTAACTGTTCAATCGTTAATGCATCATTGAATCTAAGCGGAAACTCTTCGTCTCCATCATTGCTTTTTAATAAAAGTTTGACTACAACGCCTGTCATTGGAGCTATTGAATATGATAAAGCATTTTTTGCTACAAACGAACTAACTGGATCAGCAAATCGTTCTCTCATTAATCAGACGTTCAATTATATTGCTCCGCAGAATTTTTATGCAGCAATCCCTACTGCACATGCAAATACACCACTATTAGGAAGCACTGGCATTCATCTTAATACAGGACGTTATCATATTAAATACGATGTAAAATTTAGTCAAGGGGGAACTGCTACTAAATCTATCGCTTTAGGAATCACTGGTAATCACATTACTAATAGAATTGGCACTTTAACAAGTTCTGTAGCCACTGGTTTTGCAAGTGTTACTCGCACAGGATTTTATGCAAATACATCCACAGCAGGAATTATTGCTAGCGGTGTAAATATTGATAACACATCGAGCGATGCTTTTAATAGTTTTTATACTTTTGATGCTACAGTCACAATTACTGGAGCAACAAAAATTCAACCTATTTTTAGAATTGGAGCTTCCCCCGTTGCTCTTACGGGAAGAGCTTTTTGTATGGAAGTTACTCAATTAGCTACTGGCACAGGAGTTGGGTTGGTTGGAGCTAACGGCCCTTGGTCGGATTTATAACTTATGCCTTATCTCAATCATAATATTCCCACGGTTACTTGCTTAATTCGCAACGAATATTTATTCAATAATGAAAAAGGTCATGGCGAATACACACCAGCCGATGTGCATTCTGTTGCTTCAATTGAGAAGAGAGTTCCACTATTTGAAGCTTATCTTAATAATGGAGTGAATTGGACTCGTCGCCCAATCACTGCGTTTTGTTGGAAACCTTGCGCTCCAGTGCCTTTAGAGCACGCAATGTATTGGGACTGCTTTAGTCCTTATATTGACGTTCAAGTGCGTCAGAGACTCAAAGGATTGAGAGCAAAGCTAGTCACACCATCCAACACTAAAGAGTGTGGCGAATACATGTTCACAATGGATTGGTCGTGGGAAAATAAAGCAATGCTGGATACTAATTTCAGCGAAACTCCAGAACATAAATGCGCCCATTTCTTTAAAATGGATAATGGCAATTTCTACGCTTACCCAAACAACAGAATCATTTGGCACGATGATGCTTGGGTTTACGAGCCTATTGAGAGTAATCCAGGGTATAAAATTGATTTAACTATTTACTCTGTAGAAAACAAAAAGAACAAATTCACTGATTACAGTTATTTCACTGAGTTTTCAGACGCGCCAATTCATCACACAGAGCCTCAATTAAATCACTAACTTCTTTGCAGATAACAATACATGCCGTAGCCTGCCATGATTTGTAAAAATCTTTCAACAGTGACAGTATGCGGTTGTTTAATGTAGTCCCAAATTGTGATCTGATCTGTTGGTGCTATTGTGTTTTGCTGCAAACTAAGATTAAGCATCACAACTAATTTTGTGAATTCAGCCTCATCTGTTTTGTTGGCAGCAAGTTTAATATTTTCTGGTTGCACATCAAAAGGAGTAATGTTATCTGTGCTAGATGCGAAATAAGATATAGCATCGTCCAAAGAATTAGCCCATATCCACCCATCAACAGGGTAAGTATATTCATCTTTGTTTTCAGCTACTAAAACGTAGTTAGCTCCCTCAACAAAGTTAGGGGCATATAGAATTTGAGATTCGTCTTTTTTATAAAATCCTGCGTTATTCATAATAAATTATCCTGCTACAGCAAAACCTTTAAGAATTGCTTTGTAAGTTCCAAGTAATCGAAAAGAGAGTGTTTGTGCCGAGCCACCTGCCATTGGCCTTGACATTGTTACACTGGTATTTGGAACGATGCTTTCGATTGTTGAATTATATTTAACTGTTCCAGAACCGTTTGTTGTCAACGGTAATGCGGAACCACCAACCGAACTTGCTACTTGAAATGTGTTTGTTGTTGACCCTACCACATAATAGATTGTATTAATAACAATACCTGTTGTAGAGGTAATTGTAGAAAATGCGACTTCATCGCCATTACTTAAACCATGGTTGTTTAATGTTACTAAATCCCCGACATCGGTAAATGTTACCGTTCTACCCGTTGTAAGACTTGTATTTGTTCCTGTAACTTGCATACCAGTAACTAGACCAGTAGTACTAGCCATTGATATTGTTACTGAGCCGCTTGTTAATGTTCCTGTTAGGTTAACAGGAGTTGGTGCTCCCCAGTTACCCGTTATGGTTATAGTTCTAGTTGCGCCAACCGTCGCTGTTCCTAAATTTGCAAAAATGGTTTCAAGAGCTTCTTTTGACAATTTATTATTTGTAAAATCAACAGTATATTTTATATTATATATTCCATTAGATGCTAAAGAATAGCAATTCGTAAACATTGTTGTCAAAACAGTTGCGGCGTTAGCATTTAGTGCTGGCACCTTTGACAATGAAAAGCAAGTATTAAACATGCTAGTTGAGTTTGTCACAGCAGCTAAGTCAAATTCTGGAACTGTTTTTAATGAGAAGCAGTTAGATAAGAACAAATTTATTGAAGTTACTTTGGTTGTGTTAAATAACGGGACTTCCCTTAAAGAATAGCAGTTTTGAAACATACTAGCCATAGTCGTCACGTTTTCAGTATTAAACAACGGAACAGTTGTCAGATTAAAACAGTTAGCAAACATACTGCCCATATTTGTTACTTTTGAAGTATTGAAAAGTGGAACTTCAGTGAGATTATTACAACTTGAAAACATTTGATTCATTGATGTAACATTTTCAGTATTAAACAAAGGAACTGTTGTTAAACTAGTACAAGCTTCAAACATTGAAGACATATCTACACTAACATTAGATGTATTAAATAACGGAACTGTTGTTAAACTTGAACAACCATTAAACATATTACTCATGTTTATAACTGCAATTGTATTAAACAACGGAACACTTTCTAAACTTGTGCAGTTAGAAAACATAACAGACATAACTGTTACTTTTGAAGTATTGAAAAGAGGAACTTTAATTAAGTCGCCGCATAATCTAAACATTGTTGTCATACTTGTGACATTAGATGTATTAAACAAAGGAACTGTTTTTAAACTACTGCATGATTCAAACATATTACCCATTAATGTAACATTTGACGTATTAAATAACGGAACTGTTATTAAACTTGTGCAACCATTAAACATATTACTCATTGCTGTAACACTTGATGTATCAAATAGAGGCACAGTTTCTAACGAAACGCAACTTTGAAACATGCTACTCATATTTGTTACTTTTGAAGTATCAAAAAGTGGAACCTCTTTTAAAGAAGAGCAAGTTAGAAACATGCTGCTGGTATTTGTTACTTTTGAAGTATTAAAAAATGGTATATTTGTTAATGAACGACAAGCATCAAACATATTGCTCATGTTTGTAACATTTGATGTATCAAACAAGGGTACGCTTTTTAAACTAAAGCAATCCGAAAACATTGATGATGTTGTTGTAACGTTAGATGTATTAGTTTCATTATTAAATGTTACTATTTCTAATGATCTGCAATCAGTAAACGCAGATGACATATTAGTTAATAAGGCGCTTGTTTTACCTATATCAACTCGCATCAAGCTATGCATGCCTCTCAAAGCATTGGTTAAACTAGCTAAATTGCCTATATTAATTAAATTAGCGTAACTTGCAAACCTTGGAAAAATAGCGGCTGATGTAACAGAAGACGTACCAAGTGTAAGAGATGTTAAATTTGGGCAAGAGATATATAGTTCAGCTATTGGTTGAGAATAGTAATT